GTCTTTAACTCGCTTTTCTCTCCTTGTTTTTCTTTTTTCTCTTTATCAAGCCTTCTACTTAGTCTGTCAGCTTGAGTTTGAGGATCTTTTAATCCTTCAATAGCAGCTAGAGTTCCTTGGTAGGGTAATACCATCAAACATGTTTTGAAGAGACGCTCTAGTTGAAACATAACCAGACTCTGTTCCATAATCTGTATAGTCTACCATTGTTAAAGGAGTTTCTTTTTTTTCTTCTTTTTTTAGCAATTTCTTAACTAAATTAGGCGATAAGTTATCCTCTCTTTTGTGTGTAATGATATTGGGTTTTTGCTTAAAAAACTTTTACTAAACAGGTGAACTCATATTATTTTCTTTTACAGCCAAAGTTCTTGGCATAGTTAGCCATCTTTACGACAGAAGAACTATACTTGTCTTTTGACTTCATTACAGCACTAGCAGCAGCACACGTTGATTTACCTGGCATATTTTTCTTTACCCAAGCAGTAAACTTACCTTTGTTTTCCTCTTTTATTTCAGGAAAATCTTCTTTTTTTAAAAATGGTGATCCGTACATAATTACATTTTTTTAGCAACCTCCTAATAGGCATTCCTTTTATAGTAATGTTTTAGCTTTTAAAACTTGCATACCAGTAATTCCAGAACTAGAACCTACACCGTGAGGTCTTCCAGTTTGATCTAATGGTCCGTCCCATATTGTGTTTTCACCTACAACTCCGTGAACGTTTTTTGACGCCATTGTTGCGTTGTAATTGTCATCTGTTTTATGCATAACTTATTTTTTATTTTTATATTTACACGCTCTTTTCGCAAGCGCACTACCCATTGAATTTTGTCTATCAAATAAAGAACCAAAAGTTCCGCCTATAGCTCCTTGGACTTGTAGTCCAAAAGGGTTGATAAGACTAGAAGTAGGTTCAGGCATGCTATTAATAGTGTCATCTACTTGAGATTCATTTAGATCTATCATACCTCTTCTTCTTCTTCTTTCTGAATCACTACCTGCTTTTCCTAATTCTTCTCCTTCACCTAATACATACCTACGTTGCGTGCCATAATTTTCACTAGTCCTTCCACTTGTTTTATCGTAAAGAAGATTACCATCGCCTTCGTAATTTTCAAATCCTTTAGCAGCAATGTCACCATATTTAGAAAAACCTAAAGATTGAATATTAGAAGCATTTAAATCTCCAGCTTGAGCCGCGGCTTTCATAGCGGCTTGTTTTGCCCCAAGCGCCCGCAAGCCTTTTGAAAAATTACCCCGAACGCAAACCATCTAAAGCACTAGTGTTAATATCGCCTCCTAAGTTTCCTCCAAAACTCCCTATGTTTAAACTCCCTAAAGGCATTATCATTTTTAAAGGACTATTGCTCATCTTTCTTTATCTTTATTTACGTTATATATAGCTTTAGTTAATACTTTGTCAGTATAAGTGTTACCAGCTATTAATTTATTTCTTCTTTTACTTACAGGTAAATCATCTTCACCAGTCATTATTCTATATATTCTACTTATTAACTGTTTGCATTTAAATGAAACTTGATATATGTTAAACATCTGAGTAGATCTGTTTCTTTTTCTCCAGACGACTATCCAGTCTTCTTTTAATAATCTGTTCCATCTTCTATTGTCCCAGCTATATGAATAACTACCTGCTTTAAAATCTTTTTTACTAAAAAAACCTATACAGTGTAAATAAATTAATAACTCTAAATCTGCATCATTTAAATCATTATTTTTACAAGCCCATTTACGTATTATTCTGTAATGTTTCATTAAGCCTAAGTCCTTAATGTCACTTGCGTTTAATGATCTCATAACACAACTACTACATCTTGAGCTTTTATGACGTGATAAGTTTCTTTTTCTATTTCTATTTTATGACCAGCATGTCTGTCAAAAAATATTTTATCTTGTTGTTTTATACCAACTATATCATTACCAACTGAAACTATAGTGGCTTCAACGTATCTGATATCTTCTCTTTGGTTTTCTGCAAGAAGTAAACCACCTTTTGTCTTAGTAGTACCTTCTTTTGTTTTTTGTATAATTAAGTTTCTACCTATTGCCTTCATCGATTCTTAAATTATTGATTACACAATCGGTTGACAATATTGTAGTAGCTACTGAAGCTGCGTTTTGAAGAGCACTTTTTGTAACAAGCAAAGGATCTATAATACCTGATTTTATCATATTTACCATTTTTCCTGTAACCACATTTAGACCTCTTCCTTTTATGTTTGGCAAATCAAACTCTACAATACCTGCATTTTCTAATATAGTGTTAAATGGTGCTCTAATTGCTTCTAGCAGCACTTGCTCACCTATAGATTTAGATTTAATATGTTGCGCGGCATTTAATAAAGCAATTCCACCTCCTGATACTATACCTTCTTTAACAGCAGCTTTCGTAGCGCAGATAGCGTCTTCCACTCTATCTGTTTTTTCTTTTAATTCAATATCAGAGTTAGCACCTACTTTTACAATAGCTATTCTAGCTGAAAGTATTGCTAATCTTTTTTCTAATCTTATAACTTCGTGAGAAGCTAAATCTTTTGATAACTTTTCTTTTATATCTTCTATTATATCATTTATAGTATCAGAAGTTTCTTTTACTTGAATAATAGTATCTGTATGTGATGTTACACTTTTTAAACAAGAACCTAAATGCTCTACTTGAATCAAATCCATATCATCACCCAAGTCTTCATTTATAATAGTAGCACCGGTTAACAAAGATAGATCATCTAACATTTGTTTTTTACTAATACCGTAAGTTGGCGCGTTAATAACATTTACCTTAATGTTACCTTTGTTTTTGTTCATAGCTAAAGCAGATAAAACACCTTGTTCTAAATCGCCTATAATAAGCAAAGGTTTGTTGTTTTTTATTACATACTCTAGCACTGATTGTATTTGCCTAATTGTATCAATTGGTGATTCAACCAGTAACACTAGCGGATTGTCTAGTTCAGCTGTTTTAGATTGTTTGTTTGTTATGAAATGAGAATTAGTTATTCCTTTATCGTATTGAACACCATCAACTACTTCAAAATTAGTTTCTCCTGATCAGATGCTTCCATCATAACTACACCTGTTTATCTACTGCTCTAAAAGCATCTGCAATAATTTTACCAAGTTCTGGATCATTGTTTGTAGATATTGTAGCAATTTGATCTATCATATCTACCTTTACGTCTACTATAGATTCTAAATAATTCAACTACTTTTTGTACGCTGTAGTTAATACCTTCTTTTAACTTCTCTTGAGTTTGTTTTGTTAATACTTTATAAGCTTCTTTAATATAGCAGTGAGCTAATACTGTTGCTGTAGTTGTACCATCACCTGCTTCTCTAACTGTTTTCTTGCTGCTTCTTTTAATAAGTGTAGCACCCATGTTTTCAACAGGATCTAGTAAGTATAATTGAATCAGCTACTGTTACACCATCTTTTGTTATAATAGGTTTACCTGTACTATCTTCTAGCATTACACATTTGCCGCTAGCTCCTAGTGTGGAGCTAACAGCTTCGTTAGTTTTTCAATTCCTTTAAATACATTATCTCTGGCTTCAATACCAAAGTTAAGGTTTTTGACTATTGCGTCTGACATATTTGCATTAGATTAAATTTAAGTGTATTGGTTTTATTCAAAGGTTTTAACTACCTTAGGTCCTTTCAAGTGATCTAGCTTTTTAGCGTAGTGTTCTACTGAGCTATCAATTGCTTGTTCTGCACCCTTCTATAGTTTCACGTCTTGTAACGTCGGCCCACTCATCTTCTAGAGTATGGTGTTCGGTTTGATAAAAGCCATTTGGTAGTTGTACTATACGCCAGTTTTTCTTTTCGGCTACATGCTCCCATAATTTTCTGGTTTCATCGGATACTTGTGGTTGACTAGACCACGAATTAGTCTGGTAATAAATTGTCATTGGTTTTGGTTTTAATTGTTATTATTGGTTTGCACTTCACCCGTGCCGGGTATATTTTATATACTCACTTGGTTTTAGTGATTTTTACTAAGGCGTATACACAATGTGTACAACTCCGTCTGTATGATATAAACCATAAAGAGGAACACCTGCTGCTTTAGCTGCAGCTTCATCTACGTAATTTCTATATTTTCCAACCCCTGGTAATATTACATTGCCTTCGTTAGAGCCTCCTGTTTTGTTTGTTATAACTAAAGCGTTTCTTCTGCCTGAATTACCACCTAGCGTAGAAGATCCCACTATAAAAGAGCAGCTTAAAGAGGCAAGACTATAATCAAAGTTTTGATCGTTATTTCTTCCAACTAATACGTAAGAACCACCATTTGTGTCAATAGTGTCTAAACCTCTACCTATTTGTATTTCATAGTCATCATCTACATTGTTTTGTGTCCCTATGGCTATAGCGTTTCTAACACGCGTAGAGGAAGATCCAACAATATTGTTTTGGCCTATACCAAAAGATGTTCCTGCATTCACATCGCTGTAAACTAAGTTACCTGATCCAAAAGCCCCGCCTATAAGTCCGGTTACTGTGTTCCCTCTACCAAATATAAACGAGTCTTTATTACTAGTTGATCCTGATAGTATACCTATGTTGTTATTTTCTCCAGCTACAAAATTATTATTAGTGCTTATGGAATTACCATTACCTATCTGGTTATTCTGGCCAGCGGCTATAGTTGAATTACTTCCGTTTACAATTTCATTACGAGCACCAGATATAAAAGAATTTGATATGCCTCTAGCGTCATTATCATCACCACCTATTATAGATCTACTTATATTTCCTTGAGCAGCATTACCTCTACCTGTAATAAAGCTAGAATCTATGGTGGCAGTTATCCCAACAGGTACTCCTATATTTTGACCAGCAATTAAGCTATTTTTTAATAGTTCCAGTACTTGGCAAAGTGTTTGAAACTCCAACTACTAATGATCCAGTATTATTTGTACCGTTTATGGTATTTGTTTGACCAACAACCATCATTTTATCACCTATCAATGTATTGTTGAAACCTACAATAGCTAGATTTGATGAGTTTGCGTCACCTATAGTGTTGCTTTTTCCTACAACAAACGCAGATCCATCATATGCGGCGTCATAAGTATTTAACGGATTTGCAGAAGGATCTTCATAAGCAAAAATTTCTAACCAAGGAGTAATCCTTGTTGTGAAGTGAGTTGTATTAGGGTATATTTCTAAGCCTTCGTTTAAACCTGTAAAGCTTGTAGAAGCGCCTAATTCTATAGTTGCATTAGTTTGGCTTATTCTTTGTAAAAAGCTTTTACCTGCTATAGCTGTAGTATTTACTGGTGTATATATTTCACTAGCAGTTTTAAATACAGTTACACTATCAGGCGTACCGGTTCCAGTTACAGTTCCGCCCCCGTCACTAATCCATTTTGTTTGTCCGTTGTCTGAACTTAATACTTGACCTGTCGAGCCAGCGTCACCGTTCTTGTCTAGTAAGGCGTCTGTCTGCAAGGTGCTAATACTAGCATAAGAAGATACGTTTAAAGTAAACGTGTTAATCGCGCCATTGTTTATAATAACCTGGTTTGCAGAGCCAGGAGTAAATTTAACTATGGAATTAAATGTAAATGCATTAACTCCGTCATAAGTAAGTAATGAATCACCGATAGTAGTGGATCCGGTAAAAATAGGTACTGTATTTAGCGTGCCAGATCCTGTAATACCGCTTGTTGATGATACAACATACGATGCTAAATTGTCTATTGTTAGGCTTTTTGTCCGATTTTTATTAGGAGCTAGTTGCTCTGAATCGGTTATAACTAAAAAGTCTCCACCCTGCTGGTGATGTTTTTTCTGGGTAACTATATATTATAGCCATATTAAGATAATATTTTGTATGTTATATATAAATCACATCCTCCATTAGCTGTACCACTGTTGGTTGGATCTGCATCGTCAGATGTTCCAAACTTTAAACTTGCATTTGTTCTCATACTTCCACTAGATATAGGCACTGCGTCAACACCCACTACCGGTGATCCCCCTATTTGATTCATTATAGTTGTTGGGATTACAGCTTCATGTATTGAAGTTGAATTTCCTGGATCCCAGGATATTACCCCTGTACCTGTAAAAGTATAATTTTGCCCTATAACTGTACCATTTGGTTGTATAGCAACAGAAATCATTTGTATTACTTTTCCGCTAGACGGTAAGGTAACTAAAGTTACGTTAGATGTTCCAAGAGTTTGAATTTGAGCATCTGTTATAGATATTTTAGTTGTAACTATTTCTGGAGTGCTAGCTATAGCGTTTATACTGCCGATGCTTGCTGTTTTAGTTGGATTACCTTCTACCGACGTGTCTGATATAAGTACTAAATCACTTGACTTTGGCGTTATTGTGGGATAAGAATTAATTATTGCCATGTTTTTCTAAGTTTTTTCTAATCTGTTTGTCTCTGGGTTGTATTCATGAGTATGCACGCTTTCATCAGCTCTGTCAAATGCACGTTCTTCAGCTGCTCATGCTGTTTCTTTTATGGAATTTATCGCTAAGTGTACCGTCTAGGTTTAAAAATCCGTTTTTCTTCATCATTTTTAAAGCAAATGCGCGATCACCACCGAGTTGTTCTATTAATCTAGGGATAAGCTCCCCGGGGTCCTGTGAATCTAGTAGTTTCCATATTACTATATACTTACATATAAAGGCGAAAACTTACAAAGTGTGACAATAGGGTACTACTTATATACCTTAGAAGGCTAATGTCACTGTATAAAACTAGGGGCCATAGCAAATAGAGAGTATTGGTGTTGAATTTTACTATTTTTTTTTTAGTTTTTTTGTAAAATCGTTTAATTTAACCCAGCCCTACGTCCATATCCCTGATCATATCATATCATTTTAACATTTAATCTGATCATATCATAATCATATTTAGGCGTTTCATTATAACTAACAAATTCATTTTAGTAATTACAAACAAAATACTTTATTAATTGGATAATAATATAAACAAAACTATGCTACTTATAAATAAATTTCAAATAAAATTAACTTACAACTTATTAACAAATAATTATATTTCATTAACATTTATAAATAACAAACTTATAATTTTAAATAACAATTCAAATATTGATATTCCAAAATTACTTACAAAAAATAATATTACTTACAAAATAATATAATAATTACAAACAAAATTAATTCTTAATTGGATAATATAATAAACTAATAAATACTAATATAAATACATAATAACTATGCAAACTTTAAATTCAAAAAGATTTGTTGTCAGAAAATCACTTATTGGCACAAATACAATTATCAATGTCACTTTCAAAAATGGCAAAACTTACAAATATTCACATGATAAAGTATTCAATATCATGAAAAGTAAACTAGAAACTATGCCTTGTTTTCTAAAATACAAGTCATACACTTCAAGTACTTCAGTACCTGTAGTTCTAAGAGATAAAGAGGTAGTATAATACTACTTCTTTATTACTCACAGTTAAACTTGGAGTAGTACCTTTACTATAAATTAAACTAATAAATAATAATACACCTATAAATAATACTTATATGAGAAAATTCATTCACACTATAATCTTGAAAATCAGTAGCTTTAAACTCTCTGACTACATAGAAGTTGGCAGTGCACCTGATGAAACAACTTGGAGATAACAACTTCACAAACAAAATACAATATCCTTTGGATAATATAATAAATACTAATTAATAAAATAATAATACTATGTCTAACAAATCTTACACCTTACTAAAAATATCTCTCAGAATATTCAAAAAACATTATCTTGAACTCACTGATGAGCAAAAGTCTGAAGTGTTAGATATATACTATGACTTTTATTAAAACAACTGGAGTGAATGGCTTGGTAGTAAATCTAGAAGTGCTTAATACAGATGAAAGACTCTGTGGGTATTTACCAAAATACTAGGTAAATCTTGCTAGTGTATAAGGGAGGTTCAATTCCTCTACACTCCACTAATTACAAATAAAATAAAATATCCTTTGGATAATAATATAAAATAAACTATGCAAAATACTATTACAATACAAATAGATGAAGACAATGATATCTTTGAGCTCACTGTTGACAATAAAACTTATGACTTATATAATGTCTATGACTCAAAATATGGTGACTTCTTTGATGAACTAAATATACTAATTGATACACTATAATACTATGCAACACAGAAATGTACCTTACAAATATGAAAAGTGGACATCTTTTGATGGCACAGAGTGTTCTGCATTTACATGCAAATACTTCAACTTTCACCCTTATCACATTATGTCTTTCTCTACAGAACTAGAACAAGATATGATCGCTCAAATCGATGAGTACATAGATAACAGAGAAGTTTACAAAATCAAGAAAGATCTGTCTACTCAAGCAGCAGCAGACTTCTACAAAATATTAAACTATAAAGGTGATTAACTATGCAATTTATACAAATAACTAATGGTAAAGAGATAGACATGACTTCTCTTATAATAAAACAAATACAAGGTGAGATCACTAGAGATGAAGTCTTACAGGTAATTAATGATAATATAGTAAAAAATTCAGATGAGATATAATATAATATATTGGTGTAATGGCACCTATGAACCAGAAATAATAGATCAAGCATTAACTAAAAGCTCAGCTCTTTACCTTGTACAAGAGTACAGAATTGCTTTTAAATCAACTAACATAAGCTATCAAAGAATATGAAAACACTTAAATTAACAGAAAATGATTGCATTTTTGTGCACTATGTACTAAGAATGTATGCTACAACTACAGAAGGATTAGATCAAGAAGACAAAGAAGAAATATATGAAGTCGCAGCTAAATTCAAATAAAAGAAGACATAAGCACACTAAGCTACTACAAGTACAGATCAGAATGATTGAAGACGAGTGGTATGATCGCTTAAATAAAAGTATTTACAAACAAAATACAAACACTATTGGATAATATAATAAACAAAACTATGCAACAAATAAAATTCTTACCCAACAACCATATTCGCCTCGGCAATAAAACTTACAAAGGTTACCATGTCGGCGAGCTACCACCTAAATTTGCTTTTATCTACAATGAAGATCAAGACAAAGACGGTGTAAGCGAATGGTTTAACTACAAAGGTTTAACTTACATTGAAAAAGTTGACTTACCATGGTAGTAACTAACATGAGACAACTGCTAATCTATGCAGAGCAGCAAAAGAAACTACGTGCAAGCGAGCATAGGCGTAAGCACGCACATGACGGCAAGTGTAGTGGACTTAGCGATGCTGAGTACAATCGAGTTAAGCATCCTCAGAAGTCTACCTTTACGAAGGCTAGAAAGTTCACTCACAACCGTATGTGGCGAGATCACACAAAGAAATTTACAGTAGAACAACTAAAACAAATAAAAACCCTATGACAAATTGGCAAAAAGAGCAGTTTATGCTCGAAGAACAGTTCGTAAAGCGTATGCTTATCGACTACAATATCAGAGAAGTAACAACACAGCGGCAGGCTAAAAACAGTACTCGCGAGTTTGAGTTTCCTGTGCCTGCATATACTAAACAAAGACTTAAGTGGCATGCTAAACGAAGTAATATAAAAGATCTACCAAGATTACGCATTGCTTGTTTCAAATCAGGCTATGTACGTAAGCAAAACGGTGCAGACAGAGCTTATCAACTAAATCCTACATACAATCAAGAACAAAGATATGTGTGGATGCGACAAGGTGAGTTCACTGAAAGCTCAGGGTTATATACATCAAAGTTTACTACTAAAGCTCGTGCGCTTATAACATCACCTCTTGTACGACTAAACTTTATGTTAAACTATTACCTTAAAAACTACGCAAAATGAAAGAATATATAGATAACGAACTAAAAAAACTAGATCGAGCAATTGTAGCTACGCCTACAGAAGAGTATCTTGATGACTTTGCTAAATGTAATCAAGGAAGTAATGACTTTTTACTAATGCAAATGGCTAAGAACTATGGCTATCAACTAGCTTTACTTAACATTAAAAACAAATTAAATGGTAACTGAAAAAGCTACATACTATGTAGAAACATGGATAAATGGTAATAAAAACCACGTAATAAAAACACTTGCTTACTTGCTTACTAGTGATTCAATAGCAAATAGAATAGATTATACTAATATATTATCAAAGTTTATTGCTTATGATAGTGACTTAGCTCTAACAGTGATTGATAGAGTTTTAAATAAAATATATGGAAAATGAGTAAAATGAAAGAAATAGATTCGATAGCACAAGGTGTAGCGGATCACTGCTGGGAAATACTATATGACAGTGTTGCTTGGCAAATAGCAGACGAACCTGTAAACGGTGATGATTACAATGATCTTCACGCTGATGTAATGGATCGAGCAATCGAATACCTTTACAAACAAAATACAATCGCTAATGGATAATATAATAAAATAAAAATATGTATTGTAAATGTGGACAAACAGTGCATCCGGTGCGCTTAGAATTAGGATATAAAACATGCGTTTCATGTAGTACAACTCAAACGTACTCTTATGTACCTATCATAGAGCATAAAACAGGTAATACAATACAAATCGTCAGCCAAGAAGTAAGCGCATCAGTGCACAGAGCTTGGCGGCGTAAATGATGGAAGCACCGTAATGGTCCATCAAATAGCTAGACGAGTAGCTTAATTAGGTTAAGACAGTATCTCAGATTTATCTGTTTAAGTATCTTAACACATAAGTGAATAGCTAGCGGGAACTAGGTCAGGTAAGACGCGCACCGGTCAAAAGACAGTGGTGCACCGCGCTTAGGCTACCGACGGGTATGAGGTTCGAATCCTCACTAGTTACAAATCGTACAGTATCACGGATTGCAGAGTAATTAACTGCATGCACGGTGGAAGTCCGACTGCGGATGTGATGAGTAATAATGCAAGTGTATGAGGTTCTTAGCCCTCCACTAAAAATACTCAAAGAGAATTTGCATAGATAACTGTACTTTTTGGGCGTGAAATGGTTAGACTATTGGAAGTTAGCGCGTAAATCTGCAAGACAGTAGCCCACTAACTCATATATAGTAACGCAGGTTCGACTCCTGCCACGTCCACTAATAGAGAGATGGCAGATATGCAGTTCATGGCTTGTCCAACACAAACCCTAACGGGAAATCGAAGTGCTTCGTGGACACATCTCTCTTATAATATTACATCGCGCTGTAGAGCAGTGGCCAGCTCGCAAGGCTCATAACCTTGAGGTCGTCGGTTCGAATCCGGCCAGCGCAACTAATTTTAAAACAAGAATAAATGCCAAATATGAGTTATTGTCGGTTTGAAAACACCGTCACAGACATGAGAGATTGCATAAATGCGATCGAAGATCGAGAAACAGATGAGCTTAGCAACTATGAAGTTAATGCTCTTTCAAATTTTTTAGATCTTGCGAGAGAAATTACTAACCTCGAATATGAAATCGAAGAAATACTAGGTGAATATGACAGCTAAAGTTAGACAAATGAAGAGTGTTAGATCAGGTAATCCTGCAGCTAATCAATTTATTATATACACTGACGAAGGTAATTACTTTCAAAGCTATGACAGCGTTATTGCTTTTAGAGGTGAGGACAATAAAATTACACTAGACGAGTACTATTGGGATTACTCTCGTACTACAAGTAAATACCGCAACCAGTTTTTAGGTGAAAGTATTGTAGATACAAGAGCTAAGATAGAATCAGGTGAGTATAAGCTAGCAGATCTTAATTAATGAAAGATTTTGTTAAATTTACTGTCGTATGGATCAGTCAAAACCTTGCAATACCTTTCTGGGTTGTAGGTCATATACACTTATCTATACATACCTTTCATGATCTTTATGAAGGGTTAGCTAGCTTATGTCTACATTTAATTGTAGGTGTAGGCTTCTATATAGATTACAAACAAAATAAAAACACTAATGGATAATAATAATATGAAAAATACAAAACGATTAAACTTATGGAAACGGCTAAAGCCCGAGTACAAGAAAAACATAAAAGAAGCAAACCACAAGTATTCTTGGAAAATGGACAGTATTAAAAAAGAGCTTAAAAACGAATACTGGTTTACAGAAGTAAAATACGGTATTGCTTTTGATGTAATGACACCTAACAAGCTAACGTTTCTTGGCGATGCTTTTAATTCTAGTTATGCAGATGAATAAAGATATAAAAGAACGAGCTAGACATAAAGCTTTTGCTAAAATTAGCTTTATAGAACTAGAAAACAGAACATACAGACGAGACATTAAAGCAGGTGGTGATGGTAGATTATCAATTGATCTACTAAAAACCTGTTTAAGATCTAATGAAAGAGAATTACTAACATGGCAATACATTGCTAAACTAATAGAAATAGATGAGTAAAACACTAACAGACGAACTAATAATAAAAGAGCTAACAAAACAAGGTTGGCTAGATATAAACGAAGTTGATCAAGAAGATCAAAAAAAACTAGTACTTGATCATTACGAAGTAGAACTTACAGACAGGTTTGATAACAACTGTGGCTTCTATATATACGGCGAAACAACTAGAGATGGTTACGAAGTATATGTTGCGGCCGACAGCGTGAGAAATGTATGTATATCAGAAGATTTATACTACTATGACAGTGATCTTCATGATGCCTTAATTGATGCAATAAAAGATGAGCTTTCACCTATTTACTTAGATGATGAAGATGCTGACTTTGTTGAATACGCTATTGAACAACTATACGAGCTTACGTATGACGAAAAATACGCAGAAGCTGAATCAGAGCTTGAAGATCAAGGATATAAATGGCCAGATGAAGAAGAATAATCTAACTAAAGCACTTATAATTACGTATTCTTTACTGGCAATACTAGGTATTATTTGCTTAAATAAACTATTATGACAGAAGAAGAAATGGAAAACATAGCAAACCTAGTGGTACAAAAGCTAGTTAAGCTACAACAAGACGGTGAAATATACCTAGGCTTAGCACAAGAAGAGGTATTGCTTGCAGAAATAGCAAGACTTACTACCCTATTGTCTATGTATGAAGAGCGTGAACAGTATGAAGCTGCCGCTATTATACACAATAAAATTAAAAACTTAGAATCTAAACTTAATAACATATGATAAAACCAATGCTTGCACACAAAGTCGGTAAAAAAGAAGTCGACTGGTCTGCAAAGAATTTTATACAACCAAAGCTTGATGGCGTACGTTGTGTATTTACTAAGGTTGGTGCGTATTCTCGTACTGGCAAAGAATTTAAAAACGTAGCTCATCTTGAAGAAGATCTTAAAGACTTTTTCTGGAATAACCCTAATGCTATACTTGACGGCGAGCTGTATAATCACGATCTAAAGCATGATTTTGAAAAGATCATATCTTTGGTCAGAAAACAAAAACCAACTGAAGACGACAGGTCTGAGGCTGCTAATCTTGTACAATATCACGTGTATGATACTATATGGCAAGATGTAACATATGAAGACAGATACAATTGGTTAAGAACTAACTTACCTATTGCAAAAACTATGACATTAATCGCTAATACTACAGTTGATTGTATGGCTGAAGCTAAAACAATGCACAGTCTACATCTAGCTCAAGGCTACGAAGGCTCTATGCTACGTACTAATGGCTTGTATGAGCGCAAACGATCTTACAACTTACAAAAGTTTAAAGACTTCCACGATACGGAAGCAACTATTACAGGATATGAAGAAGGTAAAGGTAAGCGACAAGGCACGCTTGGCAAGTTTCTGATGACAGATGACGAAGGTATACAGTTCGGTTGTCCACCGGGCAAAGGCTATACTTACAAGGATCTGGCAAACATGCTACTTAACATTCATGACTACATTGGTCAGCGTGCTACCTTTACTTATTTTCAACGAACACAAGCAGGTTCTTACAGACACCCGCTATTTAAAACACTTAGAAACTATGAGTAAATGGCCAAACAGAGACAAGCATATATGGGAAGGCTGGACGGTAGGTGACTTTATTGATGACGTTGAAGTTATGTTTAACGTACGCGATAAGTATTACCGAAACGCTGGTTTTAATAATAAAGAAGAACTAAAAGACTGGGTTAAAGATCATCAACCTTATTACAAAAAGCATATACCAGAAGTTTATAGATATTTTTTATACAAAACAACATTATGAGCAAATTAATATGGAAATTATATCATCAGAATATGATAAGCGAAGAAGTAGTAGGAATTTTATTAGACAAACTATATGAGTAGACTAAAGACGTATAAGCATCTAATTCAAACAGATGCATTCGGAATAAGAACCAAAATTAAGAATTTTGTTAAACCAAGGGTGACAAAAGCCCGTAAAGATACTAAAGTAAGAGGCTAATGTCACATGAAAGAAATATAAAATGGCTAAACGATAGGCGCATTATCTACAGGAGAGATCCGTGGAGTGATGTGCCTACCGTTGAAACGCCTTATTATAAGTTCTATGAAAAAGGCACGCATCAATGTTATCACTTGTTTAATAGCACGGCTAAAATAACTACATACAGATCATTGAAGTGGCATTTTTATGTTTTGTATTTTCTTAATCAAGACATGCATAAAGATGAAAACGCTTTGCCGTTTTTTATGTTATTCAAGTTTATAGCTAACAAAGATAATGGTTTTGTAACATTTTTTATAAGTGATAAAAAACTAGAAGAAATAATCAGAGATGTTTTAACTAACGGTGGGGAACCACCTGTAAACAAAAAACGTAAGATTATATTTAAACCTTGGACGCCACTAACACCTGAAGATAAAATGCGTATTGTCGGCGAGCTTATAGGTAGATCAAGACGTATTGATGAAGAAGCCATTTATCAATGCATGTTAGATCTAAACGAGTATGGCAAAAAAATTACCGTAGGACGCGTAGCAGGCTTGCTTAACTGTTCAACGAGAACTATACATAGAAATATGTGTAAAGAGTTAAACAAAGAAAAACAATACTTAAACAATCAATTATGAAAAAGTATAATGTACAGAATTATATAAGATATAAAAACGATCTTAAAAAGTCTATGCCACCTGATAAGTTCTATGACTACTATACGCGTGATGAACTAATAGTAAAGTTCTTACCGCTTGTAGAAAACTTAGCAAGAAAATTTTCAACAACACAACAAGCATCAGGCGTACTTAGCATTAATGATCTTATACAGATAGGATCTGAAGGACTAATTAAAGCCGTAGATAAACTTGACTGGGCAGAAAGACTAGCTGAAACAGAAGACATAGAAAAAACATTAAAGTCGTTCTTTGCAAAACGAATAAAAGGAATCATTAGACGCCGCATAGACATGGCTAGGGGCGGCATACGTATACCAGAGCATAAGCTAAATGAAATACGTAAAAACCCTAAAGACAAAAAAATGGTTGAGCTATTTTTTAATAGTATGTTTTTAAGCATAGATGCGCAACCGACTAACAACGACGAAGAAAACATGATCTATCAAATAGCAGATAAATCAGAGCCGTATAACATACAGATACTTAATATTTATTTAAAAGGTTTAATGCAAAAACACCTTAACAAAAACGAATACGAAGTGCTAAGATTGAGCTACGGTCTTGACTGTGACAAACACTCTGCAAACGAAATAGCAGACAAAATTAAGATCAAAGGACCAAGCGCTTATGTGCGTGTTTCAGAGCTTAAAAAACAAGCCGTAGAAAAACTAATTGACAGTGTTGATCACTCGCAAGTGCTTGACTTTCTGTAAGTTACAAATGTAAAACATCAAATCAATGTGTAATTATATTAATAACTAAAACCAATAAACCATATGACCATAAATGAAAAACTGGCAACGATCCAGACAAAGTTTAAATCTAAAAAATCTAGATTTAACTCGTTCGGCAAATATTACTTCAGATCAGCCGAAGACATTCTCGAAGCAACAAAACCCTTTCTATTAGAGTTAGGAGTATCAGTAACGATTAATGAAGAACTAATCGATAACCACGTTATGCCTATAATTCAAACAACTGCGACTGTATCTGATGGCGAAAATGCTATACACGCTACAGCTTTAGTTGGTGTAGACATTAATCAAAAAGGTATGCAAACACCTCAGCAATTTGGCAGCGCATCGAGCTATGGCAAGAAGTACGCGTTAGGCAATTTATTTCTAATTGACGACACGCAAGACAGCGATGCCACTAACAATCACGGCAAAGCTAAACAACCTACCTTAACATCTAAAAAAGATCCGGCTTATAACAAAGCTGTTGAATATGTAACTGCAGGTGGTAAGATAGAAGCTATCAAACAGAAATATAAACTAAGTGCTGAAATTGAAGGAGCACTACAAACCTTGTAAATGGATAAAAAACAGGTTATAGAAAAGCTGCGTGATGATCAGAGCTACTACGGCGACTTTGGTAAAAAGTACCTTAGTAATTCTGACATCGGCACGCTGCTTACAAACCCTTTAGCGTTAGGTCAACCATCAAAGCCATCACCGGCTTTCTTAGTTGGCGGGTATTTTCATACGGCTATACTTGAACCAGATAAGATTAAAAACTTTAAGGTTATTGAAGCTAGTACTAGAAATACAAAAGCGTATAAAGAGATATCTGACGGTGAACTATGTTTATTGCAAAGCGAAGTCGACAAGATCGAACTAATGACCGATAAGGTATTAGCTAACAATGTGTGTAAAGATCTTATTCGCGGCAACAACATAGAATATGAACAACCAGGTATAACAGAGCTAGAAGGTCTTATGTGGAAAGGTAAGGCAGATATTGTAAACCACGACGAAAAGCTGATCATTGATTTGAAGACGACGGCTGATCTTAACAAGTTTAGATGGTCTGCAAACAAATACAACTACGACAGTCAAGCTTACATTTACAGTAATCTATTTGGCTATGAATTTATATTTATAGTAATAGACAAAACAACGCATCAAATAGGTATATTTGACTGCTCACCACAGTTCTATGAACGTGGTAAAGACAAGGTTGAAAGAGCGGCTGAACAATACAAGCTGTTCTATCAATCAGAGGATTTTGATCCTCAACAATTTTTTATAAACCAAACACTATAACAAATGGCAAGAACCAGAAAAAACCAAACTAAAGTATGCAGCGTAACAGGATTAGAAACTAGCATAAACAATTTCTATGCTAATCAAACTCATGTTAAAGCTGTAGATAATCTGCGCCGTAATAGCAATGCTACTAAAGAGCAGATGCAACGCATGTTTAATCAATTAAATCAATACGTATAATGGCAAGTATAATAGCAACTAGTATTGACCTTAATAAAATACCAAAAGATAAAATTATCGATGGTAAAAAAGGTAAATACTTACCGATTACTATTACATTGAACGATGAACTAGATCAATTTGGCAATAGCGGGCCTGTTGTAGTACAGCAGACCAAAGAGGAGCGCGAAGCTAAAGTTGCTAAAGTTTATTTAGGCAATGTTAAAGTAGTATGGACAAACGGTGATAATGTAGCCGTGACACCAAAAGACAATGTACAACCAGCTGCACCAGCTAAGGCTGAAGTAGATTTACCATTTTAATTAAATTAAATGCAGACAACAGAGATCAATGGATTTGTGATTGATGAGTTCAATCAACATGGCCTTGAAGAAGGTAAGAAACAAGGTGTATGCCCGAAGTCTACCGTATGCAGGCAACCTAAAAATCATAAGAAGAAATGTGCTTCGTATGATTGGGAACGAGGTCTCGGTACTTGTCATAATTGTAACGAATCATTTCAACTACACACGTATAAACGTAAAGGCGAAACTGTAAAGGTTTATGAAAAACCTAAGTATGCAGGCATTGCGCCAAAGACTAAAGTAGTTGAGTGGTTTAAATCAAGAGGTATATCTCAGAAAACCCTTACCGATTTAAAAGTCGGTGAGGGATCTGAATATATGCCGCAAACCGGTAAAACCGAGAACGCAATAAAGTTCAATTATTTTATAGGCGGTGAGTTAATAAACATTAAGTACCGCGATGGAAGAAAGAACTTTAAATTATTTAAAGGAGCTGAAAAAGTATTTTACAATATTGATAGCATTGTAGGTTATGACTCTTGTGTCATAGTTGAAGGCGAAATGGACGTGCTTGCATTACATGAAGCCGGAGTTACAAATGCTATATCTGTGCCAAACGGCGCTACGTTAAATACTAATAATCTAGATTATCTTGACAACTGTATTGATTACTTTGAAGATAAAGAAAAGATTATACTAGCTGTAGATTCAGACGAAGCAGGTCAAGCATTACAAACAGAGCTTATACGTAGATTAGGATCTGAAGGTATGCTATTTAGCTACGTTTGATGATTGTAAAGATGCTAACGAATACCTACAGAAATATGGAAAACAAAAATTGGCAGAGCGTATTAAAGGCTCAAAACCAGTACCGCTCGAAAATGTCACGACATTTAGGGACATTGAAGATGAGGTCACGGACTTTGTTCGTAACGGGTTTAAACCTGGATATCAAGTTGGCTTGCAAAATTTTGATGATATCTTTTCGACTTATACTGGTCAGTTTATTACTGTTACTGGTATTCCGTCTAGCGGGAAGTCAGATTTTGTCGACCAAATGGTTGTTGGCTATAACAAAAACTATGGCTGGAAAACGGCGTTTGCTAGTCCTGAAAATATGCCGACTTACCTTCACGCACACAAGCTAATGCGTAAGATATGGCAAGGTATGCCTACGTCTGCAGATATACACGGTGAAAAGTGGAATCAAGTAGCAGATCATTGTAATACAAACTTCTTTCATATCGACATGGAACGATATACATTAGAGTCTGTATTGCGTAAAGGCGCTGAGCTAGTTAAACGTAAAGGTATTAAATGTTTAGTTATTGATCCATTTAATAAAGTACGTGACGTTGATTGTAAAACAGAAGACGTTAACAGGTACACAATGGAGTACTTAACTAAAATTGAAATGTTTGCTAAAAAGTTTGACGTTTTAGTTTTTGTTGTAGCGCATCCAACTAAAATGTATAAAGACAAAGATGGTAAAATTGAAGAACCTAACATGTATAATATCAAAGGCGGTGGTGAATGGTATGACGCTAGTTATCATGGCTTATTGGTGCATAGGGATTATGAAGAAAAAACAGTCAAAGCTAAGGTGCTTAAGGTAAAGTTTCAAAACCTCGGTGAAAACGGAGCTGAAGCACATTTTAAGTGGGAACCTAAGTCTGGCTGCTTTATACCACATGAGCAAATAAATATTAATGATGATCCAATGCCGTGGGAATAAATGGCATGGGGTAAAAAGATAAACATGGGTACATATAATCCAACATCAGTTGAGACTAAAGCTTACGCTTGGTGTATAAATAACAAAATATACATTGCACCAAAAGCTATCAGCGAGACACGTTGGTCTGTTGTTATAACAAACAACGGTGTAACACACGAAGATCCTAATCATTACATTAAAGGTTTAATATGGGAGAAGATTTATGAATATTATAAATACTATTATGAAAAACACATTTCACAACGCAGATCAGCTTATGAAGCTTTGCTTGATGAGGTTATTATAAACGGTATAGAATTTGATGGTACGCAGGCTATATTTAACTGCGGCTTTTATATGATAGACCCACAAGATAACCATATTAAAAACGTAGAACGTAACTGGAGCTTAGAGTATGCTGAAGCTGAATGGCAGTGGTATTTGTCTGGTGATCCTAGCATTGACAAGCTTGGTGAGTTGTATGGTAAGATACCACCAATATGGGAACGTATGGCCGACAGTGATCGTAAAGTTAATAGCAACTACGGTTATCAATGGAAACGTAAAGCTCAAATAGACTACGTCTGTGCAAAGCTTAAATCAAATCCTAATACGCGTCATGCAGCAATTAGTATATATGATGGCAAAGGAATATGATAAATACAAGAAAGACACGCCTTGTACTTATGCAGTTCAGTTTACGATCATAGGCAAACAATTATGTATGTCTGTCTATATGCGTTCTAATGACATCTGGTATGGTTTCTGTAATGATCAGTATCAATTCTCATCATTGCAAAAAATGATTGCTTACAGACTGAATTTAGAAATTGGTTGGTATTACCATCACGCGCACAACATGCATTTATATAACGATAAATTATAACTTATGTATTATTTGTACCACATACCTGGTAAAAAGATCGGCGTTACACGTGATCTTAATAACAGGGTTACCCTTGTGCAAGGTTACAAGGAGAATGAGTATGAAGTTCTTGAACAGTCAGACGATATAGATTATATATCAGACCGTGAAATAGAACTTCAAAAGTCTTACGGCTATAAGGTCGATAGAAAACTATATAAACACTTATTTAAAAATATGAAGATAAACGCAACAGAGCAAACCTCAACGTTTCCTGTACCCGTCAATAAATTAAAAGGACGATTAGAGGACAGCATAGGTCTTACTTGGCAAACAGATCACGGCCAGTTTGAAATTAACAAACGAACGATCTCATGGATAATGGCTAATGTAAAAGAGTCAATGTATAATCACAACAGGTGTTATGTATACAATAAAGCTTTTCATGAAGCATTTTTAGATACAAAGCATACGCCAAAGCCTAAGTATAATACTAGCGTAGATAAAATACCAAACCGTTTCGAGCTTATACGTATGTGGGCCAAAGACAGAGGTATTTATGATCAAGGTAATTCACATACTCAGTATGTTAAATTACAAGAAGAAGCTGGTGAGCTAGCTGCAGCATTGCTTAACAAGGATAAACCTGAAATACAAGACGCTATTGGCGATATGATTGTCGTACTTACAAACTTAGCAGAGCTTGAAGGTTTTGTAGTTGAAGATTGTATCGACGCAGCTTATACTGAAATAGCTAATCGAACAGGCGTAATGCATAACGGAACATTTGTTAAAACTGGTACATATGAAAATTAGAACCAAAGACGCAATAGTACAGTCTGTGCTTAAAAAAATGGACGAACGAAGTTTAATCGGCCAGAAAAAGTACGGAGCTACAATGATGCAAGAGATCGAAGGTCAGGAGAAAGATCTTAATCGTTTCTTAATTGATGTACAAGAGGAACTAATGGACGCATTGCTTTACATTGAAGCTGCTAAACGATGTTTGACTGATGAGATCGAAGAGGCTATGATAAAACGTTTTGATATAGAAGTTCATGATGAAACGACCTTATAAACGTAGACGTAAACGCGGACCAGTACAGTCAAAGAAAGTATCGTACGACGGTATTAACTTTGCTTCTGGTCTTGAGCGTTATATGTATATGGCATTAAAAAATGCAAAGATCAAGTCTAAGTACGAAGGTGAAACCTTTGTGTTATTAGCTGGCTTTCATTTTGATAATGAAGTATACGAAAGATGTGCTAACGGCAAAGGTGATTACAAAAACAGAGGCTGCAAACGTATACTACCTATTAAATACACACCTGATTTTATTGGTGATGACTTTATAATTGAAACAAAAGGTAGAGCTAATGAATCATTTCCAATGCGTTGGAAGTTATTCAAAAGACTAGTTATGACGCAGTTTCCTAATGTAACACTGTATAAACCACAAAATCAAAAAGAATGCGACGAGACAGTAAAGCTAATTCTTTCGAGGCGAAGAGGATAGCAAGACAAAAGTATGCTGAGCGTCAAATAGATAAATGGTGGCGATGGAGCTGGGAAGCGCGAGGCAAAATAAAATATAAAGAACTAATAGAAATACAAAACAAATATGGCATCAAAGCAGAATAAAGGCTGGAGTTTATCAGTCGGTACATATCCAGGCGTATTGTTTGGAATAAGATCATACGATGAAGATAATCAGGTAACGCATGTAGCTTACCTACCTTTTATAGACATAGCATTAGAAATATATAAGTAATGGGGTTATTTAAAGAACGTATAGCTTATAAACCTTTTGAGTACCCAGAGTATTACACAGAAGGTTGGTTAAAACAAGCTCAAGCATTTTGGTTGCATACTGAAATACCAATGAGCGGTGATGTTAAAGATTGGAACGAAAAATTAAATGACAAAGAAAAGAACTTGGTCGGAAACATATTACTCGGTTTCGCCCAGACAGAATGTGCAGTCTCGGACTATTGGACGCAGAAAGTTGTCGGATGGTTTCCGAAGCACGAGATACAGCAAATGGCTATGATGTTTGGTTCGCAAGAAACAATACACGCAGTAGCTTATAGCTATTTAAACGAAACATTAGGACTAGAAGATTATGAAGCATTTTTACATGAGCCGGCAACGGCTGAAAGGTTTGACAACTTGGTTGCGTACGACGGATCCAATGCTGTGGGTATTGGCAAGTCTCTTGCTGTGTTTAGTGCTTTTGCGGAAGGCGTTAGCCTCTATTCTGCTTTTGCTGTACTTTATTCTTTTCAGTTAAGAAATTTACTGAAAGGTATTGGTCAGCAAATGAAGTGGTCAGTAAGAGATGAAAGCCTGCACAGTAAAATGGGTTGCAAGCTTTTCCGCGATATGTGTAGCGAAAACAATCAATTATTGAATTTATGTCAAGAAGATATAGTAAAAGCTGCAGAAACCATGGTAGACCTAGAAACTAAGTATATTAACAAAATGTTTGAGATGGGTGATATCGAAGGTATATCAGCTAATGATCTTACGCATTTTATAAAAAAGAGAGCAAATGAAAAACTTGTGGAGCTTGGCTACAAAGACTTTGCAGAACATTTCACGTATGACAAAGCGGCAGCAGCTAATCTTGATTGGTTCTATCATCTTACCGGCGGGGTCACTCATACTGATTTTTTCGCTATACGGCCGACAGACTATAGCAAGGCTAATGAAGGAGAGGACTTTGAAGACATTTGGTAATGGCTTTGACGTTATACTTACACGTAAAGAAATAGAAAAAGACTTATATGAAGGGAAGTAAACAAAGCAGAACAGATCTGCTAGAAAAAAAAGTACAAGCAACGATTAACATAATTAAGCAATTATTAGATGAAAATGCTTATTTAAAAGATTTATCTGTTGGTACACTAGAAACAATAAAGCTCATGCCTGGTTACGACAAAGCTATTGAAGAACTTAAAACTAAATTAAAAGATGGACAGGAAAAGAAGGTGGAAGTACCGGCTGCTAAAGACGCTTAGATATACTAACAAGCTTACGTCATATCAAAAAGTAGCATCACGTATAGGTTATATGGGTGCTGGCTTTGTTATAGCTGGGCAATGGACTATTGAACCTATATTTTTTATTATAGGTTTTATATGCGTGATAGTACAAACGTCATCACGTAAACAATGGAACTTAGTTGCTTTAAACGTTAACGGTTTAATAGCGTGGATCATACACTTAATAAACGGAATATAAATGTGGAACAATGAATGGAAAAAAGGAGAAGATTACCCTAAGTGGGGTGATACAGACGTATACAAGAAAACTATATCAGGCGGTTACTTACTTGAAGATGAAACGCCTCGTGATGCGTACATGCGAGTTGCTAAAACAGGTTGCGCGTAGACTTTACAAACCTGAGATGGCCGGAGCGTTCTTTGATTATATTTGGAATGGTTGGTTGTGTCTGGCTAGTCCTGTGTTATCAAATACAGGGACTGATCGCGGTTTACCTATATCTTGCTTTGGCATTGATGTTGCAGACTCGATACAGGACATAGGGCATAAAAATTTAGAGATGATGCTACTCGCTAAGCACGGCGGTGGAGTTGGCATTGGTATTAATATGATTAGACCCGCCGGCGCTAAAATTACAGGCAATGGAACAAGTGATGGCGTTGTGCCGTTTTGTAAAATATACGATTCAACAATACTTGCCACTAATCAAGGATCTGTCCGACGAGGAGCTGCATCAGTTAATATCAACATTGATCACCCCGATTTCGATGAGTGGCTCGAAATACGTGAACCCAAAGGAGACGTCAATCGTCAATCGCTTAACCTGCATCAGTGCGCTGTTGTCGGTGATAAGTTTATGCGACGAATTGAGCAAGGAGATAGAGAAGCTAGAAAACGTTGGGGTAAATTACTTCAAAAGCGAAAAGCTACTGGAGAACCTTATATCTTATTTAAGGGAAATACAAATAAGAATAACCCCAGATCATATAAAGACAACGGACTGAAAGTCCATATGACTAACATATGCTCTGAAATTACATTACATACAGATGAGAACCACAGCTTTGTTTGTTGTTTGTCATCATTAAATTTAGCTAAATATGAAGAGTGGAAAGGTACAAACCTTATTTATGATGCGATATGGTTCTTGGATGGAGTCATGGAAGAGTTTATCCAAAGAGCTAAAGGCTTACGAGGTTTCGAGAACGCGGTTAGATCGGCTACAAAAGGCAGAGCCTTGGGGTTGGGAGTACTTGGTTGGCACACGTACTTGCAAGAAAAAAGTATACCGTTCGAGGGCTTACTTGCGCAGTTTGAAACTAGGAAGATTTTTAGTCAGATTAAAATTGAATCTGAAAGAGCTAGTATGGCACTTGCAGAAACTTATGGCGAACCTTTGTGGTGTGCTGGAACTGGTATGCGCAATACTCATCTACGTGCTATTGCACCTACTGTTAGCAACAGCAAACTTAGTGGCAATGTGTCGCCAGGCATTGAGCCGTGGGCTGCAAATGTTTTTACCGAGCAAAGCGCGAAAGGCACGTTCATAAGAAAAAATCCTACATTATTAAAACTATTACGAAAACTTAAAATAAATACAAATGAAACTTGGAGCAAGATTATGGCAGATGGTGGTAGTATTCAAGGTTTATCTGAGCTTGACGGGGTTGTGGTTGGATCTCATGACGTACCGGCTAAAGACGTTTTTAAAACGTTTAAAGAGATAAATCAATTAGAACTAGTAAATCAAGCCTGGTATACGACAGCAGTATATAGATCAGTCTGTTAGTTTAAACCTAGCATTTCCTAGTATAGCTACGCCAAAGTGGATTAATCAGGTGCATATGTCAGCATGGAAGAAAGGTATTAAAACCTTGTACTATACTAGAACTGAATCAGTACTACGCGGTGATATAGCACAACAAGCTATGAGTGAAGATTGTATTGCCTGTGACGGATAAAAACAATGAAGGGGACCTCGTTTGAGATCCCCTTCGGTTACAGGAACTTTTGGGTATGGTACGCCCAGTTATATTTGTTCCTTATAATTTATCTGATTTATCTTCTTCATTTTTATTCAATCTTTCTACATAAAAACCTTTATCGTCTTTTCTAATAGAACTATAATCTTGAACTGAAAGCTGTGGATAATCTTTAGGTTTACCACCCAACTGTTTAAACTTAGATTCAAAATCATCTTCACTAGGTAAATCACCTACTTTATAATCTCCTTCAAATCTTATTCTTTTAGGATGCCCTTTAAGTAAAGGACTTTTTGCCATAAATGGACTTGCAAATCTACTACTCATAATATTTATTTTTTACAAGTGCACTGCGCTATTGGGCACTCTTCAACATTAACAATTAACTTTGAAACTAAACAGTTCCATTTACACATTAATTTTTTCCACCATAACTGTAGGGCTAAGCCCCATTTTACTAATAATTTTCCCATTGTTTTATATTTTTTTATAAGTTTTAGGTTGGTTAGGAATAGTTTGTAATACTCCATCTTCTGCCTCTACGAATACTTTGTATTCATTACTAAAAAATTTACCATCAATTCCCCCAAAGTTGTCATAAGCTTGTTTTTTTAATTTTTTTCTATCTTCTTCGCTAACTTTATTTGCATTTTTAGTATATTCTTTTTGAGTTAGTTCTACAGCGTCTATTACTTTTTTTGGGTCTATAGGACTTTTCATCATAAAAGGTCCTGAGAATTTTGATATCTCCATTTTATTTTTCTTTATGTTTGTTACAAAAGTTTCTAGCAGCTTCTTTACTTCCAAATCCCCATTTCTTTAATGCCATTTTTAATTTAGTTGGTTCACCTTTAGCATCTTTTAAAGCGCCAGCCATGCCGCCAAACCTGCAAGCAAACGAAACTCTACGTTTACCTGTACCAGACGTTTGTCTATCACCTAGTGTTTTACCAGTTTCAGACTTGTGCTTTGATCGCATTTTTCTATTCTGCTTTTCATAAGCAGCTTCTTTTATTTTAAGTGGTGAGTTCATATTAATATGTCCAAATTACGTTTTGTGATTTATTTTTATCTACGTCTACATGTATAAACGTGCTAGCAACTCCCTATACGATTAAATCCAACTTCTAATAAAGCTGTAAGCATTTCAAATCTATCTTTAGATCTTATGCATGCTACATCAATTGCTAGTCCTTTTAGATGAGATGATGAAGATACACCACCTACTTTTTCATTATGACTCTTTGTTCTAAAGCCACTAGTTACTACAATAGGTTTACCATATATTTCTCTAGCTTTATCTATCATTACAAGAAGATCTTGATCCATTTGTTTACCACTACCTAATTCATCAGGCGAATCAAACTCGTCATAGCTAAAGTATTTCACTTTTTGTTTTCTTTTTTAATGTTAACCCATTTTGATATAGTATATCCAATAGTTATTAGCAACAACAAAACTTTCAAACCATCTTCTATTTGTGTAAAGGTAGGTAACACCTAGCGCACCCGCGTTCATAGCGTATAGCTTCATATCTGATAAAGTCATTTTATTCTCCACATTTTTTAGATGGATCACCAACTTGTCTCCAGTCTTGTTCTAGCCAAGTTTTTAAACTTCCACCACTACTAGTTCCACTAACGTTACTCTTGCTAGATCTTTTATACTTACCTTTAGCAGCAGCCGCTTTTTTAGCGTTAATAACTTTTTGTCTTTCTTCTTGGCTCATGCTAGCTATCTTAGCTTTAGGCAAACACACTTTAGTGGTGCCACCTCCTTTAGTTTTTTTAGTAGCAGGAGAACCTTTTTTCATTTCTTCTATGTGTCCTTCTACTATTTTAGCTTGACCTAAGTGCATTTTAGAAGCTTTTCGTAACTGACCAGCTACGTCTTTTAATGTTTCTTTTTTAGCCAAAGGAGTTGATCTAAGTTTTTCAGCTTGAGATATACTAGATTTATTGCTTGCGCCTCTACCCGATATAGCTGCTGTTCTATTTCTCATTTTATTCCACGGCTTTGAGTGCATTATAGTTGCAGCACAATGCTGGAAAGGAGTTCCTTGTTCGTATGCCATTATTTCTTATCTAATTTACGCATAGCTTTATTTCTAGCACACTTCATTTTTTTAGCGTAGCTAGGATTTTTCTTGCGGTTAAACACTATTTGCTGGTTTAAACTACCAACAATTTTTTTCTTATTACCTTTGCGGCTTTTAATCATCCAATCAGCTAAAGCTTCACAACTAAGATCTCTAAATTTACCTTTAGCATCTGGTGCATCAGAGTCTTTCCACTCAGGTCTTTTTTCTTTTGCCATTACAGTCTTGCATATTTATAAACCAGTTAGCTAATTGTTTGTCACGGCCAGTAGCTTCTTTTCTAGCTTTTAATTTTTTAACTTTAGCACACGTTACATCGCCTCCATATAGTTTATTTATACGAGCTTTTAAAACACCACGATATGCTTTAGCCATTTAACATTTTCCTTTTTTCTGTTGCTTTGAAGCCCAGATGTTAGCGTATGCGCTAGGATATACCTTAAATTTCTTTTTTGCCGCTGCTTTGCAAGAAGCAGATAGCTTTTTAAATATAGGACCTTCACCACCTTCAGCACTTTGTACTCGATTAGATCCAAAAGTTCTTCTAAGAACTTGGCCTAATTTAGTTCCTTCTGTTTGTCTAGCTGCTTTATTATGTTTTCCTGTTTCATTTATTTTAATATCTGCAACTTGCCCAGCTGTTTTAGCATATTTATCTAGCTTTCTTTGACTTCTTGTTTCAAAATATTGTTCTTTTGTTTTATTTAGTTTTTTTTCTTTTCTTTCAAGCTTACCTTTTCCCATAATTAATTATTCATTAGTTCTAAAATTTTTTCAACTCTATTTTTTTCATATCTAAGATCTCTTATTTCTTTTTTAGTAAGTCCAAACTTAGTTAACGTTTTTACTTGATCTGGTTTGTTTTCTGCCTTAATAGAATCAAACTGTCTTCTTAGTTTTTGTTCAGCGGTCTCTGTTGCGGCTTTAGGTTTAAGTGGAGGTTTAGGTTGAGGTGTAGGTTTTGTTTCAGTTGTGGGTTTTGTTTTTGTTTCCTCAGACTCTTCTGTTGGGCGCATTGGTATCCCGCTTTGTAGTTCAATTATTTTTTTAACTCTAGCATCTTCTTTACCTAACGCTTTAATTTGTTTCTTAGTAAGACCTAAATCTAAAAGCATATCTATTTGCTCTTGAGTTTTAGTATCTTTCTTCATTGTATCAAATTTCTTTTGCTCTATCTCTGCGGGCGTTGGATCTGCTACAGCATCCCAACCTCCATAATAAGGAAGACCAATATCATATGTTCCATAACCTGCTGCTAAAGATATTTTTTGCCACTCAGCTGTTTGCTCGCTTAGTATACCTCTTATGTTATTAGTTTTCTTAACAACACGATCTAAAGGTATATTAGTAAAAGCTGTAAATATCTGAGCACCTGCTAAGTAAGCTGGGTTGTCTAGGCTAAAACCTTTTTCTTTCATTTCCTTAGCGTTCCAGCTAAAACTTTTTAAACCACCTACAATTTTTCTATACTTAGAACTAATAGCCGGTGAAAAGCTTAGCGCTTCAATTGCGGCTTTTTCATACTCAGGTCTTTTCTTACCAGACTCTTCAATTATTTTTAGTACTGTATTTTTAGCAGCAACCATAGCGTTACCTGCAATACCTAAACCTTTTAACTGAGAGTCAATCATGCCGTTAGCAACTCTAGTTATTTTCTTTTCGTTTCTAGCTTTTATCTTAGGATCTTTTTCGTCTTCATCGCTGCCAAAACCAATAGCAAATAAGGCTTGCTGTAGTGAATTAAATATTAAATTTTGTATAGCACCATAATAAGCTATTTTAGATACATTTGTTTTCCAATCACCTCTGCCGTTTATAAGATCTTGAGCGGCTCTTTTTTGTATTCTAACATACTGCATCGGCGTGTTAGCCCAGTTAAGTATAACACGACCAGCACCAGACGCTTGCTGCATACTAATCTTAGAAGCGTCACTAGACTGTTGGCTTTCTTCTGCAACATCTTTAAAGTCTGCAAAAGCTTGTTGTTCAGCAAGTTCTGTGCTCATGCCTTCTTTGACATACTTTTTAATTCTGTTTCTATAAAAAGTAGAACCACCAGAAGCTATGGCAAAACTATCCGCGTATCTAGTAAGAACAAAACCTTTACTAAGTAAATAAGATATAGCTGCGTTTACTTTATTCTTAGAATCTTTTACAGCATCTGCTATTTCAGATTCACTTACATTTATTTTAAGTCCATTACGACGTTGCACTAAGTAATCAGAATTCATTAGTTTCATAAAGTCTCCCCAAAACTGTTTCTGATTTGCAAACGCTTTGCCTGCGGCTATAGGATTATTATCACCCCAATTTAAAAAGTTTACAGCAGATATAGTTTGAAGCAGTGCAGATCTAGTATTTAAAAACATTACAGCACCAACAGAGTTGTTAGTCCAGTCTAATACCTTATTGGTTATTTCACTACCACCAATTGGTCTGTTACTGCCAGACTTCATTCTGCGAAGAGTATCTTCTAAAGCTTTACGCCAGCGAGTACCATATGCAGCCTCCATTTTATTTAAGTTTTCAGGTGAAAATATAATATCTACATTTTCTCTAAAAGTCTTTTGATATTCTGCTCTGTTTACCTTGTTTATACCACCTATAATATCTGTAGTTAAATTACCAGCTAGCCAGTCTTTACCAGGCTCTGGATACATTTTACCTTTTTGACTTACTATAAGTTGATCGGCAAACGTTTGAAGCTCAGCGCTATCAGTAACAAACTTATTTAATTTCGCTGCGTCTGCTTTTGATAGACCAGGTATTGACATACCTTGTTTGGTCCACATATAAGTTCTAAGAGCATGCTGATATGTAAACTTACCTACACCAGTTTCTTTTTTAAGTGTAGTGGGTATAGTCTTATACATAGACTTTAGCGCCATGAAATCATTGGCAGCAGATATCTTAGCTTGTATAGCTGAGTCTTCTGCTCTATTGTAAGGATCAATAAGATTGTTTTTAAGGAATTCAAAATGCGCCTCACCTTGCTTGCCTTTTCCTATCATTTTATACAATAAACCCTTAAAGTCTTCAGCTGATGAGGCCATTGTAAGCCAATCAAACCTACCTTTGTTTTGACCTAATGTTTTAGCTTTAGCAGCAGAGAAAGTTTTATAAGCTTCAATACCACTACTAGCTTCTATCATTTCGTTAGTTATAGTATTAAAAGTTTTAGCATTACTAAATTTAGCTTGTTGCACCTTGCCTTTAACATCAGCTTGATCTAATATTTCTTTGACAGCTTCTACATTTTTAAGCGCATCATCAGCAAAATAAAAATCATTATAACCTTCAGATACTTTATCCATGATCCAGCGGCCTTTGGCACTAGCCTTGCCATCTGCTAAGCCAGTTATATTTTTTAAAGGTATATCAATACCTAGAGCTTTCATAAACTCTTTTATAGGCCCAGCAGCATCCTGAGGTCTAGCTGTTAATATAAATAAATCTTCTGTGCCTCTTTTTTCTGCTATTCTTTTCATCACATCAAACAAAGGTCCTTTTTTTCCATCAACTACTTTGCTAAAATCACTAAAATCAAACTTAGCACCTTCTTGTTCTAGCTGAGCTGATTTTTCTGCAAATTCTGCGGCATCTATTTTAAAAGTTTTGCCACTTGGAAAATCTTTTAAAACTCTTGCTTGCTGCTCTTCGTTTAAATTTTCAAAGTTTTGTTTAGAACTAGGCTTGTTTTCAAATTCTTTTTTAAATATTCTTCTAGCGGCAATATCAAGCATTTCTATATCAATTGGTCGACCTGGCACTTCAACTAAAATTTTACTTTTCGTAATAGCCGCGGTGTAATCAAAATCAAATACTCTAATTTTCCTTTCTTTCTTAGGCACAGGCTTACCGTTCTCAATATTTAAAGATCTTGATAATTCTAACGCTGCATCAGCTCCTCTTAAATTCTCAACAACAGCTTCATTTGTAGCAGCTTTATCAAATCTAAAAGAACTAGAAGCTAGGTCATTCATTTTTTCTGCACTCTTAGCTTTTGGATCTACAACTCTTTGTAGCTCTTGATAGTCTTTTTTAGCTCTTTCTCTTGTTATTTCTCCTGTTAAAACTTTTGTTATTAATTCATTAACAACTTTAGAGTTTTCTAATATCTCAAAAGGTGTTGTTACTTTTTTAGATTTACCTACAAAAAACTCACCGATGGATTTTTGTGTTTCAGTAAACGCATAAGCAAAAGGATCAATAGTATTTTCAATAGTATACCTAATAAGAGACGCTGTGCCTTGTGGTAAAAAATCTAACTTACCTTCTCTTACGGCTTTAAGAACTTTATCATAGTATTCAGGAGGTAAATTTTTATCAAGAAAAACAGATAAAGCTTTATCGTCGTTATATCTTAAAGCTCCTTGACCATATATAGCTTTTATATCTTTAAACTCTTCTTTGACAGTTCCTCTTTTGGCTGCTTCTAAAAGCATTAATCCTATTTTATTAACAGGAGCCATATGCTCTTCTTTTACTTTAACAGAAACTGCCTTGCCAGTTAAAGGATTTATAGGATAAAAAACAAGTGCTGCTCCAAATCTATTTAAATGACCTTGACCTTTTGCGCTGTCTCTTAAAAACTGTTCAAATATTCTATACTTGCCTTTACCTTCTTTTGTTTTTAGAAACTCTTGTACTTTTAAATAAAAATTTTCTATTTCATCTAATCTAAACTTATTGTTTCTAAGAATACTACCATCTCTTAAACCTTTATTGACTTTACCAGCTAAAAACATTTCAGTGGCGGCATATGTAAATCTAGTTGCTTTATTATCTCTATTGCTTTTTCCAAACAAGCTTTCAAAATTTGGAATATCTCTAAAAGTTAAATCTCTTCCACCTGTCATGCTTTGCTCTACATATCTTTTACCTTCAGGGTAGAATTCAAAAAATGATTTAAAATCTTTTACAGCCGCTTTGTACTCAGGAGATTTTGTATCTATAATAGTATAACCTTTTAATGCACCTGTTTTTTTAGACTTTTCAAAAATTTTATCTCTAACAAAAGATGGTTGAGTATATTTTAACTCTTCGCGCTCTTTACCTGTTGTAATCTTAGGCACTTTTTTATCTTCACTAAACTTAGCGCCTAGTTTTGCTCTTTGACCTGCATCACCTTTTAAGTATTCTAAAGCATTGTTTTTAAAATAAGAGGCTAATACTACTTTTAGTGGTTGAGATCTTCTATATAAAGGCACTGGCCTACCGTTTTCAAGTGGATTAAACTCTATAGACTTACCGTCATAACCTTCTACTGTTATATTTTTACCTGAAATTATATCTCTAAGTGTTTTTAAAGATCCAGGTTTTAAATCGCCTTTGTCATTTAATAAAGCTTTACCTACTTTTGTTTGCTTAAATCCAGGTGTATTAATTCTAGAGTGTATAGCTTGTAGATTGTCTAATATAAATTGCTTAGCTCTAGTCGCTGCAGCTTTTTCACCAGCAGGAAAATTCCTATTAGGTATCATTAAAGCTTTTATACCAGCCTCAGACTCAATACCGAGCATCTTAGCATAAAACTCTGCTAATGATCTAGGTGTTTTTAAGTCTTTATATTTATTAATATCTACATCTTTAAAGCTGTCTAGTACTTGAGTTTTTAAAGCCTCTTGTATTGCTTGCTCAGGTGTCTGGCCTTCTTTTACTTCAATGCCTAGGTTTTCTACAAACTCAGGTTTCATTTTAACTTCAGAGGGCAATCGCTTAGTTGCAGTTACTTTTTCTTCTTCTTTAATTGTTTCCTCAACAGCGACATCTTTTAGACCAACTAAATCATCTACAGAAGTATCAAACTCTTTACCTAAATTTCTATCAGCTATTTCTATATATCTTTTAAATCCAGTTTTAGTAGAAAAACTATTATTTAAAAACAAAGATAATTCTTTTACTTTTTCACCCTTTTCAACTTTAGCAGCATAGTCATTAATAACGTCTAGCATACCTCTTTTGCCTGTCATTATTTCGTCGACAAGTAATTCCTCATCATATCGTGGTCGGTTTTTAAATCTTCTTGCCAAAGATGTAGCTGTAGGTCTTAACAATTCTAGTATTTCAAAACTTGCGTCTTTACCTTTTTCAGCAAATAATCTATTAACGGTGTTTGAATCTTTTTTAGCTAAACTAAACCTTCCTGATGGAGTAGCTAATTCTAAGTTTTCTGCAGTTGTTTCAACTTCAACTTTTTTAGGTGTTTCTTTTATTTCAACCCTGCCAAGATCTTGGGCTTTGAGCATTTCAAAAATACCTTTACCTGTTTCAGGATTTACTTCTATATTGGGTAAGAAGCTTTTAAACGCAGGTACTAAACCAGCTAAGCCTTCACCGAAACTTCTGCTAAATTCTATTTCACCTCTTTTAATAAGCTCAGCTAGTACAGTTATGTTTTCTTCGTACCATTTTTCTTTAGATTGACCTACGTCATATCTAGAGGCTAACTCTTCGTCTAATACTTGTTTTTGTCTTGGTGTAAGTTTACCTAATACTCCATCGATCATTTCTATACCTTCAGGTGTTACATTGCCTTCAGCGTCTTTAAAAGAATCTTTTAATATTGAGTGAGGTATTTCATGAGTAACTGGTGTAAAGTTTCTTTGTTGTAAAGCAAACTCCCTATTAATAACTTTATTACCGTCTTTATCTGTAAAAGCTATTTTACCTTTGACATCTTCTTTTTTAAATCCAGACTCATCATAGCGTTTTTGAAACTCTTCTGGTGTTCTAGCTTCAACTACTTTACCTTCAGAAGGATCTGCTTGCTTCACATCTTTCTCATAAGCCGTAATAGCAGCACCTTGTATTTCTGACTGTATGTTATTATACAGTTCACCGCCTTTTATATACTTACTTAGCTCTTGCTCGGCGCTTTTTATAGCTTCTTTGTTTTCAAGAAGTTCAGATTCTGATAAATTAGTTTTATCTAAATTTTTTAATCTATAAATTCTTTCGTTAAGCTCTTGTTTTTTTAATAAAAACTCTCTAGCGTTTTGTCTAGCAGTTGTTCCTTTTGGTGATACAAACTCTACAGGATTCAAGGGTTGTAGACCATACGGTGTTAACATAAAAGACTTACCATTTAGTTGAGCTTCTATTAAAGATTCGTTTAATATTAAATTTTGTAAATAAGAATCATTGACAGAATTTTTTTGTATACCTAATCTTTTATAAAGCATGCCCACGCCATCTAGCCCATAGTAAGACAATACTTCTCCATCTCTATCGTTTAGTTTTTCTCCGTTTTTTATTTTTTGAGATACTAAATAAAACTCAGATTCTCTTGGAGCATTGCCTGCATTTTTCTCTGCTTGAATTAGTTCATAAGCAGCATTGACAGCTATTTGAGTATCAACTACTCTGTAATCTTCTTTTAACCTTTTAAATTCAGCGTCAGCCTCTTGTTTAGTTATCTTACCTTCTCTTTTTCTTTTTAGTAGATCGTTTACTTTATTTTCAAAAGCGTCATTAAGTTCTGCCTGCGCATTTTCTTGATCAACTTCAAATCCTTCTTTTTCTAATAATCCACCTTCTTTTACTTTCACGCCTAATCTTTGAGCAGATTCTTTAGCTTCTAAATCTAATCTACCGCTAGTTTTAGCATTTATAACATCGCTTTTAAATTCTTTGCCAATGCTGCGCATGTTAGGAACAGACTTAGTTAAAGTCCCAGCTATAATCATTTTTATAGTTTCTACAGCTTGAGTATGCAATGAAACAGTTAAATTACCTTGCTCGTCAAATAAACCTCCGGCAGCTACAGCGCTTCCAAACTGATATGTTGTTGCACCACCAAATGCACTACCAACAGATCTTGAAACTCTTCTATAAGTGTTAGGAGCGTATTTTGTTAAAGCATTTACAACTGGAGAGAAGATTCTACCTATTTTAGATTTACCTAAAAATTTAACAAAAGGATCATACATAGCATGACCTACGGCTAATGAAGATCCAAAACCTGCTGAACTAGGTAAAGATTCTAAGTCAAAATCTCCTGTTCTATATTGGCCAACTATGCTACCACCAGTAAAAGTTACGGCTTGACCAAGAACTGAGTTTACTGTTTTAAAAGCAGGTAGCGCGTATGGTATTTTTGAAAATCTTTTACTTTGAGTAGCTAGTTTATTTGCCCATTTTTGTGTTTTACCTACAATATTACCACTACCTCTAGTGAATAAATATACATCACCCATCCAAGCTAATAGATCTGGTGCAGTAGCACCAATTTCTTGACCTGTGTTTTCTGGTGATATAAAACCACCTCCCGGTATTTGTATAGCTAAAGAGTTATCTAGAGCTTCTTTGCTTGGAGTAAAACCATTAGTTTGCATCCAATTTAAATAATTATCTTTAACTTGTCTATCTGTAGGAGCCGCGTCACCGCCTAATAAATTAACCGTAGCAGCGTAAAATTCATCAGTAAAACCTCCTTGTTCTGTTGTTAAAGGATCTCTATCTAGCTGAAAAGCTCTGTTTACTATTTTATAATTTTCTACAGCGTCATTAAAAGCTTTTATAAGAGGATGACCATCTTCGTCGTTTATAGCTCTAACGTCTAATTTTTCTAAATAACCAGGTAGTCTACCATTTAAAGCTATTTCCTCTACTAAGCTAGATATATCTTTAGTCCATTCAAATCCTTTTTGACCTTTATAACCTCCATTTTTACTAAAAAAACTAGGATCATTTGCGGCGCCACTGTTTGCTTTATCCCAGTTATATATTTCTTGAGCTAATCCAACAATTTTAAAATAATCATTATTTAGTTTTTGCTTTAAAACATCTTTTTCTGTTGTATCCGCTAATTTTTTAGCTTTTTGAAAAAGTTCTATTTCAGATTCTTGTACTTTATCGAGGTCTATGTTTTTTATCTCATCTCCAAAAAATAATCTTTCGCCATAATTTTCTTTAGAAGCCTCTTTGTCTTGCTCTTCCGGGCTTAATTCTAAAAACTTTAATTCATTTTTAGTAAGAAACTGCTTGCCATCTTTTAAAACATCGTCAATACTTACGTCATTAAATTGTAAATTAGCTTGAGATCCTAAGTAATCAGTTCTATAATTTTGCACACTAGGAATACTTATAGCCTTAGATCTATCGTTTCTTTCTTTTTCAGCTTCTCTAGTACTTTTAATTGTAGGAAAATAACTACTTCCTACAGAGTTACCGTATTCATCTAAAGACGCTTGTATAGCAAGTTCATTGTTTGTTTCCCATACTTGATTGCCTAGTTGATTGTTTAATTCTACAGGATCATATTTTTGAATTAAAACCTCATCTAAAACAGTAGTAGTTCCTTCCATTGGCATAGAACTATAATTTATTATCTCAGCGTTAGGATTTGATTTAACATAATCAGCAACCGTTGAAACGTTTTCAAAGCCAGGTTGATTACTGTCAATCATTTGTTGAATTTGATTAAAAGTAAATTCTTTTGAAGATCCTTCTTTAAACCTTGTTCCTTTTGGAGGTTGAATTAAAACTCTAGTATCATATTTAATTTCTCCACTTTTTATTGCTTTAATGCCTTCTTCCTGCGATTGTTTTTTAGATTCAAAATCTTTTTTAAGTTTATTGTATTCTGCCTTTTTATTTTCGTAATCTTCTAAAGATAAACCGCCTCTAAACAAGTCATCAGATATGTTTCTACCTATGTCATCTAAGCTTTGGTTATAAGGATTTGTAAATGGCAATACTGATCCGCCAATTCCAAATTCGCCAATCCCGCTTAAAGCTGCTTGCACGTTTGGTGTTGCCGTTGCTACAGTCGTGCTCTCCTCTGTAACAACAGGCGGCTTTCCCTCTTCTACTACTTCAACAGTTTCAGACTTGGGCGCGTGTGTTTGTTTCCACTCATTAGCTCTTGCTATTTTCTCATCGCGAGTTAAACTTTGTGGAAGTTCAGCTATGTATTCTTCTAATGTAATATGACTCATTTAATTAAATTTTATAAGTTATTATCAGCAATAAACTTTTGGGCTTGAGCTTTTTTAGCTTCTGCTAAATCAAATACAGCAGCGTCTTCTTTTACTGTAGGAAATTTGTTTGTAATAAACTGCTTTATGTAGTTGTTCATAAAATATTCTTTATATTTACTTTCAAATAATATTTTATTGTCTTGCGATAGTGGCAAGTCTTTTTCATAACTCCAAGCTTTAGATCCAGCATTAGCATTTTGAACCATTTGATCATCTTCCTCTACACTAGTACCTTGAGCTATATAAACGTTCCAAGCAGCTACAGCCTCTTGCTCTTGGGATAGTAAGCCTGATACTTCTGCGTTTATAAAAGGATCAGCTTTTTTTCTTATTTTGTCTAGATCAAATTTTAAAATATTCCTACCTTTACCACCACCTATATCTATTATTTCATAATCAAACGTACCGTCTTGGTTTTTTAAAATAAACTCATCTTGTATCATGGCCATAGGTGATAAGTTACCATCTTTTAATATATCTTTAGCTGCAAACAAACCTACCTTAGTAAGCAAAGCTAGCATGCCTTTGTTGATATCTGGTGTAGAAGCTATAAAAGCGCTACCAGCTTGCAGTATAGCACTTAAAGCCGTGTTGTTAACTACAAAAGGTTTTTCCAGCATTGGTCCTTCAAAAACAATAGTTTGACTACCGTCTACATTCAAGTAAAGATTTAAGTTGTAACCATCTGTTTTAGAGAATCCAGGCTTAGCAGTGATAATAGAATTTGCTACTATGTATTGGTAATTATTGTTAACGTCGTAGTTAGGAGTTTCTGTTACAGAAAGCTCACCAATCAAGTCTTCTATAAAAGTTATTGAAGTAGTAGGTGCATCATCTAACTGTTTTAACATTTTCTTTTCAGCAACACAGCCAGGCTCAGAACACTTGTTATTTTGTATAGCTATTTTTAAGTCAGCATATATTTTAACGGTATCTTGATAAGCATTATCTAATATTTTAAAATCATAGTTAGAGGCTACACCTATAAATCTTTTGTCGTAGGCTATAGCGTTACTTTCATTAAACTGCTTTATAGCAAGATTATTTAATATGTTTTTATCTTCCATAATTATCCTTATTTACCAAAAAGCCCCCCTGCTATTTGTCCTATACTACCTATAGCACCTGTTATAGCAGCTGTTGAATCAGCAGCAGCCATACCGGCAGCGGCTCTAGCAGCTTGCATCTCAGAGTATGTTCTATCTATTTGCCCTTGCTCTCTACCTTCTCTTACACCAAACATAAATTGAGCACCAGAAACATCTGCTTGTTGCAGTCTTTGCTGTTCTGACATTAACCTCATTTGCTGTTGATTTTCACCCTCTGCTCTCATTTTTTCATTTTGAACTTCTTGTTGTTCTATAGAAGCAGCTACGCTTTGTTTGCTTTTTAGCGCTGCATTAGCTAAGGCAGTAGCGCCTCCTGCTGAAGCACCAGTAGATCTTATTGTATCTAATGTGTTTGCTAAAGAAACATCAGCCTCTTCTATTTGCATTTCAGCAGCTTTAGTCGCTACGCTTAGTTGACTAAAAGGATTTGTTATCATAGAAGATAGATCCGCCACTGCTGCGTAAGGATCTATTATATCTTGTCTGTTAGCTTCTAAAGAGTTTAATTTTTTTTGTAATTTTTTAGCTCTAGCCGCAGCCGCTCTTTGAGCTGCTTTTGCTGCGCTTGAACCAAAAATACCCCCTATAATACTTGAAGCACCTCCTATAACTGCTGCTGCTACTGGTAAAGGCATAATTTTATTTTTTTATTATTAATATCCATTGTTCATAGTGTATTCTGTTCCTACTTGAAACAATTGTTTTTCACCTCCAAGATCTGTAGAAGAATCAGTTGACATAGTTACTACTGCGTAAAATCCTTTTACACCTGTCATTTCACGTCCAAAGTGAACTTCATATTCAGCAGGAGAGCTATTGTTTATGAGATTTGCATAATATTTATTTTCTTTACGATAAAATCCAGCTCTAAAGATATTACCAACTAAAGTGTTAGGATACGTTTGTCCACTAGAGTCGTAAGCACCTTCTTCATAGCTATAAACTTTGTTTGTATTATCTCTAGAAGAAGAATAATCAAAACCATTATTAAGTGTATTTCTGCCAGTCGGGTCTGAAACAAAAGAGTCTACAAGCCAACCATTAAATCCTTCGTATTCTATAGTTTTAAACGTTTTACTTAAATCAGGATTATCATTAAAAACAAAAGTAACTGAAGAAGGATAATTAGTACCGTAAAAATTATTTCTTAAATTAGATATAAACTGTAAAGAAACATTGTCTTGCAAGGTGTTTGGTTTTGAAAGTATTAATTCTACATAAGTAGGTTGATTATTTATAGATAAAACTACAGTACCAGGCGCTATATTAAGACCTTTAACTAGATTACCTAGAGTAATATTACCAACAACATTGTCTACTCTTATTTGAACAGAATTAGAAACAGCGCCTTGCAGTGTTGCTTGAGAGTCTCTGTTTTCCTGGTTATGATGAAGCCACAAACTACCATTGTTAGTTGTATACATTTGGTTTCTTATACTAACTATTTGACTTGGATTATAATCAAAAAAGCTTGTCCAACCGTTTATTCTTTCGTCAAAAGCAAGAGTGTTATATTGAGCTTGTTCATTTGTAGATGTTAAAGTAATATTTCTTTTTGTGTTTATAATATATTGACTCGTATATATATCCCATCCACCTAAAATAACACCGGGTTTAGAAGCAACTTTTATTCTATTTATTTCATCTCTAAAATAATCCTTCATACCAATAGATGATATTTCATCAATGCCGCTTCTTGAAAGTCTAAGTATAGCGTTTTTATTTGCGTCTGCAAAATATTTATTGTAACCATAAATAGCAAAACTTTCTGGATTAGTTCCAATCCCATATTCACCTAGGTAAGGCTGAATAGCACCTATAACTAAATTAGAAGACGTAACCGTACCACCCCCTTCTGCTGAATATATAGCGTCTTTATCTATTAAAGCTCTACTTACTTTTAACTCTTGAAATATATTTAAATTAGTATCTTCAGCATAAAGCTTTTGTATTGATCCATTTGCAGGATCTAAACTTTTAGTTATATCTTCACCAACACTAAATACATTTGTATTATTTATACCAGTTCTTGAGTTAAATATACCAGAATATATTAAAGTGTTTATTCTTTTAGACTGGTTTGGATCATCTTCTACTAAATAAGCTTTAGCGCCATAGTCTGTTGAGGTATTGTTGTAGCCGCCTCTAATTCTAGCTTCTTCTATGCACCAATTACCATCAGAAGCATTGTTTGCTTGTTGAGGAGAAGTTCTAGGATAACCACCTATAGCACTAGGTATGCCAAAAGAACCATTCCACATAGGTGTGTCTGGATCAGCAGAACTACTATCAGAGTTTGTCTTTTTAAGAATAAAAGTATTAAAATATTTCACTTCTATTATCGCCGCCATAGTTTATTATTACTTGTTTTTTTTATAATTTAAGGACAATTAAGGGTGTCTGGATCACAACCAAAGTCTAGACCATTGCAAATAGCCCCACCGTTTATGCTAGAGTTAAATGAAGCTGGAGCACCTATGCTGCAGTTAAGAAAATCGCCGCTACCATAAACTACTGGACAAACAGATAATATTCCTTCTTCAGCAACAGCAAGATACGAGCTAAAACCAGGAGTTCCAGGTCCTCCAGGTACGTCTACATTTTCATAATCTAAAAGTATTAAAGGCGTACAATAACAGGGTACTGTACTTGTTCCTGCGATATTCTGGTTTGTTGTGCAAAAATCTAAACTGTTACTAAATGTCCAATCACTTGGATTTGCTGGCGTAGTTGTTCCAGGTACCAAAAACGGAAAAGTAAAACTAGCAAAAGTATTAGGTCTCATTACAAAATCACACGCAGCATTGTGAGAGTTTAAAGTTGAAACTTTCCACTGACCACAAGCAAAAACAACATCTGTAACACCAGTTAAATCTATATTATCTACTGTTGTAATTGCTGCTTTATTTCCGTATGGTTCTGGACCTGTAACTATTACGCCATTACTATTATATGTAGGCTCTGGAATATCAGTGTACGTAACATTTGAAACCTGACCTAACAAGTTGCCATTAGATTTGTCATATATTCTTGAGTTTGGCGTTAGAAAAACATAATTTGGATCTCCTATATTACCATACTGTGTATTTATTGTAAAATTACCAGCACCTCCGTTAGAATCACCTTCAGCTATACCTGAGTTTATTGGAGTTGGAGGAACGAAAATTGATCCGTCAGGCAAGGTATCAGTGTTAGTTCCAAAAGGATTAATATATACAATGTCTTTTACGCTAAAATCTTTAACTCCAAAAACAGTATCTACAGTTGCTTCAGAATCTTTTGCAAAATTAGGATCGGAATAAGCAGGTATACCTTTGGGGGTTCTCATTCTTGCTACCCAAGCTTTGTCTACATAAGCAGTATTAGCTTTTATTATTACTTTACACGTGGGCGCGGTATAAGACGCGTCACTACCATTTGCGTCTTTTAGTCTTAATTTTAAAATAGTTACTCCATAATGGTGCGGATCTGTTTTAACTATTCTTAAAGAACTAACGCCGCTATTAAATGTGTCATTATCTAAGTTTACATTTTCTTGATCTAAAGCATAACGGTCTACTTGGAGGATTTCTTCAATATAATTTTCTCCAAAGGTATTATAAAGATAAGAACCATTAGCTATAGTTCCAGATGGATCTTCTTCAGGACCTGGGTATTGAGAATATAATTCCCAAACTAACCCTTCACTAGATCTATGCGTTTGGTTTGTAGAACTACCATCGTCATAAAATCTAGAGCCGTTTTCAGATTCAAAATTAGCTACAGCTACAGAATCTAATTGCTCTATGGTTACTAACGCTGGATTAGCTGTACCATCCGGTAAAAGTTCAAATGCACCTTCTGGAGAACATATGCTTCTTAAAACACCGCTTTCTCTAGACCCTAATATTACTGGAAGTTGATTTTCTAACACTACTGTTTCTTCAAAAATAGATATAGCGTCTGGTTCAACACCTGTAGAATCTATAACTGTGCATTTAAAAGTAAAGAAAAAAGTTCTATCGCCTGGATCTGCATTGTAAACAAACATAGAGGCTGTCTTTATATTAAATGATCCCGTAGCTGCACTTGATATCTCTAAGTCAAAATCCGAAGATCTATCAATGCCATTTAAATCTATGCATGATTCAATTTGCAAGGTAAAATCTGTACCGGCATTTAAAAGGTTTGCACCAAAAACATTTCCTACAAAAAACGGTGATGAATTAATAAAATCACCTATAGTTATACCTTCATTAAAGTTGTTAAAATCAAAGCCGTTTAAGCCCGCAGCCCCATTACTGTCATAAAGCACAGCGTCATTTAAGTCTGATATTAAACCACTTGAAGATGTTTCCCAAAATATATCTAACAAACTTTCAACAGGTTCTGTTTCGTAAACAGCTAAATGCTGAAGCCCGGGCGTTTCTGGCTGAAAGAAACTAAGTAAAGCACCATCAGGTATAAATGTAACAGGGGTAGTACCACCACCACCAGATCCAACATCTACACTTACAGAAATAACCTGTACAGGTGAGCTTAAGCCTGTAACTGTTGTACCGTCTGGTAAATTTCCACCTCTTACTATCATGTCAACGGCTATAGATCCTTGTATAGTATTTTGTTGAAGCGTAATTTGATTATTAAGAGCAGCTGGTGGAGTATTGTCAGAATCAACAAAAGCTGTTGCGGTTTCAAAACCTGTATCAGCTGTAATACCTATTTGTTTTTGCGTAGTAATTCTAGCTATTAATGGGTTTGAATTAAAGTTATAAAATTGTGGAAAATAATCTGGGCGCGTAGCTGTTAAAGGTGAAAAATCAAAAAGCTCATCTATTGTAGATATAACACTTACTGTGTCTGATTTTATATTTGGGTAATACTGCTCGTTGTTTTCAACGCCCGTGCTAAAATCTAAGTTTTGAACTCTACCAAAAAGCTGTACTGAACTTCTAAATTGTTTTTGCTGAGGCCCTACTTCACTTAAATCTCTAGGTATTTTATTAATATTGTCATTTATAAGTACAGTATGAGATGTTTTACCTATTTCTTTTGTTACGTCTTTAGGATAAGCAGCCATTATACCCGGTAAGTAAACATTGTAATATTCTTGCTCTGTTTGTTTTACTACAATTTTCCAAGAATACCAACCTAGTGGATTATAATCAGCGCTAGTTGAATCTCCGTTATACAAACCAGGCCAGCCAGTTCTAGTGTTTTTATTTTTTGGGCCTATAGTATTATTGAAAGATATTTTTAAAGAGTCTCCTGGCCATGTAGAATTAGTTATTTCGCCAAATGAATTATAAGGAGAAAATATAGTAGAACCAACAAACTCTGTTTGATTAACAGTAACAGAACTTAAACTACTAGAAAGTAAGGTACTAGACTGTCTTCCGTATCTGTCAGATAAAACAAATCCTACTTGGTAGTTTCTATTTTGTTTTACAGAGTGGTTTGGATATTCTATTAGACTAGTAGATTTTTGCACATCACTACCAGGTGTCACTATAACTATGTCTGAAGCGCTGATAGTAATATTATTGGTCAGCGTTATTACACCAGTAGTTGAATCAAAAGAAACTATTAAAGTGCCTTCTGGAATAGTAGCGCCAATAGCTGTTGTAGTCAAAATGCAACCTATTACATCACCAGAAGTCCATACATCACCTTTAGTTCCAGTTACCGTAATAGTGTTAGTATTAGTCGCGCCTACAGAAACAGTTGCACTTCCTTCTAAAGTGTTAAAATCAGCTTTAGGACTAGTATTAACATTGTAGTCTAAACTAGCTGGAGGCGTATGCTTGTTTTGAAAATTACCATAAACTATTCTATTGCTAATAACTTCTTGAGCTAAAGCTCTAACTGGCGTTTTATCGTAAACTCTAGTTAGTTGATCTTCAGGTAAAACCTTAGTAGGCTTTCTTGACTGATATTCATATATATAAAAATCCGGATCACCAATTGTTATTGTAGAATCGTCTGGAAGAGTTCCTGTTATAGCGTCGCTTAAAACTAAAATTCCACCTAGATTCGGATTAGTAGTACTTATTGGTGTAAAGCTTTCAACTGTTACGTTAAATTGTATTACACCTCCTGTAACTATTGCACCAACCTGTATTCCACCTTGAATATTGTCTATGTTAAAAGTAGTTCCTCCTGTTGTAGATCCATTTATTTGAGCAATTGCAGAAGAGTTAGTTATAGTATCTATTGATATTTCTTCTATTACTTTAACAGCTGTTTGATTCGACTCTTTATATAAAACATCTATAGAGTTTACATTTAGTTTTTCAGCTAAATTATAATTTTTAAAAGGTAAAGGAATATAAAGAAATATATTGTTTACTTTATTTTCCATAAACTCTACAACCGTACTAGTGTATGCTTGTTTTTGATCGTCATTAACAACTGTTTGTCCCGTAGGCGTTACTTGTTTAAAATAACCATCTTGCTTAGGTATAAAAGTAGGTTGTGTAAAAGGTGCAAAAATAGAATTTTCATTATCACCAAATGTAAACCTATAACTAAATCTAATAAATTTATTTTCTAAGTAATTAGGATCGCCGTTGTAAGAAGCATCGTAATAAGGATTAGGTTCAAATATTAATTCTTTATCTATAGCAGAAGGAGATGTTGAGCCTGGACCTTCAATTGTAATGTTTTGATCTAATTGAATTTTAATAGGACTCACTGTTTCATCTATAGCAGTAACTTTAGTTCCTGTGGGTACTGTTGAAGACCCGGTTCCTTTTACAACTGAATCTATATATATTTTACCTACAGTATCAACAATTTCTATGTCGGTTCCAGCTGTATAAGTTGTAGCACTAGTAGTGTTTACTTGTGTGGTACCTCCGTTGGGATAAAATTTACTAACAACATCTAACATAGTTGTTTCGTAATTCAACGCCGCACCTGTACTGGCTAGTTGACTTTCTCTAAAAAGTTGAATACACTTATATGGATTGTAAGTTGCTACAGATATTTGATCTTCATTGTTATAATAACTGCTGTCTTCTGTGGCAAGATTTATATTTAGTTTTCTAGGTTGATTTCTATTGTCAGTCCAAAATAATATATCTTCTAACACGTTAATCGCATAGATAAAATTGGTTTTTGAAAAATTTAAAAAACCACCTTGAACTAGCATAGTTGCTACGCTTGTTACTGTATTATACGAGTATATAAAGTTATTAGAGTCTTTGTTATAAGTAAAATTGCTAGGAGAAGGATCTGTATAGTCTGTTAAGAATAAATAAATATTATTATTAATGTCATCTGCAAAAGCACCTATGCAAGTTAAGTCACTAATACCTGTTAAAACTTTAAAATCAGCGGCCAACGAATTACCTAAAACATTTTCTAAAGAACCTACGCCGTCTCCTTCTGATCTGCTTATTTGAACGTTTCTAGCATCTCGATATTCTCCACTAGGAATTATTCTTGCGTCTATGTCTTTGTTCATTTTAGAACGCAAAAAAGTATTTTTAGCTTTAGCCATTAAATTTTAGTGTTTTATCCATTTAGATTTACCTCTCATAACCTGTACTATTTCATCAAGTTTAATGTTAGATAATCTTATTTTAGCATTTCTTAATTTAGCTGATCTATCTCTTTTTAATCTTTGAACTATAAACTCTTGTTGACCAGATCTTGTAGATACAATATTGTATAGTATAGAAGCATATAAAGCATCTTCTGCTAGCTTAGGTATTTTGCTATCTTTATCATGTGCTAAGCCATCAGATATATATTCTAATACAATTAACTTATTTACTAGATTACTTGAAAAAGCTATTTTGCCTTCTCTGTAATTCATATTAAACCAACCATTTCTTTGCGCGTACTGTGGGTCTATACCATATTGCTGGCCGTAAAAAAAACTATTATCAAAACCATAGTAATTAGCCCAGTAAGCGTAATCATCTAAGTTGTTAAAAAATGTTTGATTTAAAAAAGTGTCATTTGCTTTTTTCCATCTTTCCTCTGTTATTGAAGTGCCTTCTATATTTGAACCGAAATTGTCTTGCACTGGCTTACCTGAGGCATCTTGCACTAGGTTTTCGTAAGGACTTGTTGTTAAGTTGTTTGCTGGATATATAGGTATTTTAACACCTAATTCATCTATATAACAAACGCTTACATAGTTTACATAGTCTTGAGGAAGAGCTAAACTTAAGTTAGCTGGTATTGTAAGTTCTTGAGAATGTATACTTTTAAGAGTATCATAACTAAATTCTTGCAAAGATCTTTTAGCAAAAAATAAAACATCAGACTTAGACGCAGTTTGTAAAATTTTACCGTCACCAACATAACCAACCATAAAGTTGTCTATAGCATCATTTAATGTTACATATTCATATCCGCCGTAATTTTCTTCAACAGTATTTCCAAAAGCATTTTGACCTCCATAGTTACCACCATCTAGCGTTTTTAATTGAACAACAACATAGGTGTTATTGACTAGCCCTGCTATTGTAATACCATTACTACTTACGGTATATGTTGTAGTGTATTCCGTAAAAGTACCAGGTAATCCGCTAGTACTAGTATATAACTTAAAATTGTTTAAAGCGTAATTAGTTATTGTAGGATCAAAAGATCCAAAAACTAAATTAGTGTCAAATGTGGTTGTAAATGTTTCAGAAGCCGAGCCATCAGATATAAAAACCTGTGCGCCTTGGTAGTATTGTTGATTTGTTTCTGTTACTAAACTCATTTATTTAAGATTTTTCGTTAACTTCTGTTGCTTGAGCTTCTTGAGCGGCAGCTTGTATTATTAATGGATCGTTAATAATTATACCACAATATTTTAAAATATTTACAATTATATTTGTTTGTTCAGATATATCTAATTCAAAATCTACAGAAGTAGAACCTGTAACACCAACTGGTTGAAAAATGTATTGATTTAAGCTTCCGCTTGTAAAACCCCAATTTGGAGTACCAGGGTTAGTTAGACAATCGACAAAAACTGTATCTCCACTAGTGCTTGGCAAAGGAGATATTTTTAAAACTAATTGAGTAATTGGTGTAATAGTGATACTCGCGCTTGTAGTTCCCCCTGCTATGGTTAGTACATCTCCAGCAGAATAACCAGAACCGTAATCAGTAACTAAAACAGATGAAACAATGCCACCCGTACCAGTTGTTACTGTAACTGTAAAACCACTACCTGTACCACCGGTAGTACCATGACTAGATCCGTTAACATAACCCAAACCAGGAGTATTTATGTTAACAGAGGCGTTAAATATATTATTGTTTTCAGTGTAAAATAAAGGATAAGACTTTGTAGGTGCAGTTAATTTAGATCTAGTTATTTTATTAAAATCTTTTTTACTAACTAGTTGAGTTATAGAAGAATAACTAGGTTGTCCGCCGTAGTTAGTTATAACTTGACCTATTTTATATATTGTAGGATTAGTAGATGCGCTGTAATTGCAAGAACCAGATGAGCTATAAGTAAACTCAAGTGTTTTTTCAAAGGGATATAATTTATAATTTATATCTTTGAACATGTTAAAGAACTCAGTATCGTTTTGAGTATTGTTTTGATTAAACCTATTTACCTGATTACCATCTGGAAAGTATGATTCAAAAATTTCTTGCTGAACTTGAGCAGCTAAACTATTAAACTCAGCAGGTGTTATATAACCTCTTTGTTCTTTGTTTAATATATACAAGACTGTTTGATATACTGTGTTTACGCTTACTGCCATAAGTTTTTTTTATAGTGATAATAAAGGCGGCCTAAACCGCCTTATATTAATATCACTTGTTTTTATAGTTTTTTATCTATAGATTTGTATATTTCAACTCCTTCATCTGTCTTTAAAAAAGCAGCAAATGCTGAATAAGGATTTTCATCAAAAGGTACATTCATTAGTTTTCTATCGTTAGATCCCCATGTAAAGGTTCTTTGATCTCCTGATAGTCTAATTATACCAGCTTCAGCAGCTCTAATAGCAAAGTTTCTTAACTGTACATTATCATCGTTAGCAAGGCTTATAAAAGTTCTAGGATTGTTTCTAGCAAACAAAAGTAAATCTCTTTTAAGTTCTTTTGAACTCATTTTACTAACTTTAGAACCTAACTCAACTCTCATTATAGCTTCTGCAAAATCTATATCCATGTTTCTAGCTGCATTGAGCGCGTCTATTTGAAGATCTAAAATATCTAATTCATCTTCTGCTTTAGCAACAGCACTAAACTCTTGATAAATTCTACCTTTTAAAGGGGTGATACAATGAAAGAAGTTTTTGTAAGTTTTGTTTTTCTTTAGAAACATTTAGTGTTCCATCAAAAAACCTTATATGACCTAATGTTACTTCTCCTTTTTGTTCATCTACTAGAGGTGAATCTTGATTAGTAGCATACCTTATTTCTCTTTGCTTTCCAGCTTCTTTGTCAAAGTACAAAAGAGCATGCTTTTTAGTATGTCTACCTGGTATTGTTAAAGTCAAAGGACTTCTGTTTCCAGTTAAGTAATATACTCTATCTTTTATTTCCCACGCGTCTTTTGCGGGTTTAGGTGGTGTTTTTGTAACCACGGGCTGAGGTGCAACCTCAACAGTTGTTTCTGCTGTAGCTTTTTTAGCCATAATATAATAAAATTAAATAGTTAATAAAAAATCCTAGGGCCACTCTCACGTTGTGACCCTAAGATTTAATTTAAGAAGTAATTATACTCCTTGGAATAATACAAAGTTGTTAGCAGCTTGTACAACTAAACATCTTTCAGATAGGAAGTTTACCTCCATAGCATCAAGAGTAGATGTAAATGCACCACCAGCAGAACCAGTTAACCAAGACTTCATACGACGATCATCAGCTTGTGAAGCTCTGTATCGCACGTGTAAGAAAGGTCTACGTATATTAGTCCCTAGTACTTGATCGTAAACAGTTGAAGTTCCAGCTGGAATTAAAACACCCTCTACAGAGCTAATTCCATCAAAACCACCACGCGTAGAAGCGTCGTTCAAATATTTCCAATCAGTTTTATAGAAATCATAAGATCCTCTTCGGAAACCACTAAATCCAAGATTTAATGCCATTTCCTCAGAATTTTCAAATAAACCAAATGCAGTACCACCGGCAGTTCCACCAGAGATTGCAGCTAGCATATCATCAAAATCAAGAGCTGTTTGTCTTTGTAAGAAAAGCATGTTTTCTTCAATAGCTCCTTGAGTATCTAAGTTTTTCAAAATTGCATCAAATTCATCTAAGCCGTTAGCAGCAGTAAATCCTACTTCTACATTACCTCTAGATTTCATTGCAGCAAACAAACCTTCAGTTCCAGGTAGCTTAGCTTTTGTAGCAGCTACTTGGTTGTACTCACCTTCTACCAATGCCATTTCTAAGTAATCTTCAAAACGTAAACGAGTTTCAGATTCAGCTTTTAAATACCATAAGTATCCAGATGTTCCGTCTTCAGTTGCAACTTCAACCCAACCAATTTGAGCCATATCAGATCCAGAAATTGAATACTGGCTTCTAATGATAATAGGTGAGTTAGAATATTGAGTAAACTGAGGCGTTACAGACACATAACCATTAGCGTTAGCTCCATTAGCTGCTGTGTTAGCGTTTAATGATTGACCTTTTTCGTAAGCAGAACCATATACAAAAACTTTAAAGTTTCCGTCAGATCCAGCTCCTGATGTCATACCAATAGCAGCGTTATCAAGTGCAACACCTTGGAAAGGTTGTACTGTAATTTCACCACCACCTGCAGCGGTGCTACCTAATTTACTTACTGTTACGATACACTTTGCTTCTATACCCGTGTTTTTTTCCATAATAACAATAGTGTCATTTACAGAAACTACGTTTTCTAGCTCAGCGTTTGCATCTATAGTAATAACATTTGTTGTACCTACTGCAGCTGCTAAATCGCAATTGTCATAAGATACATGTAGTCTATTTTGCTCAGACCAAATTACTTGATCAGATGTTAAAGGCATTTCTGCCCCGACCATACGCAAGAAGCCAGATAACGTTCTGTTTCCATAACGCTCTACTTCTTGTTCGTAGATCTCAGGAAGATACTGTTGAGCGAAGTCATTAGTACCGTCGTTGAATTGTAGGTAGTTTGAATCTAGCAATTGTTGTTTTTGCGATGGAATCAAAGTACCAAATTGAGGAGTTAAACTCATAATTAATAGTTTTTAATTAGTTAAATTTTTTAGTTTTTATTTTAAGTCTTGTAGAATCAGCGCCTGAAATTGCTTTAACTTTAATGCCGTTTAAAAATACTTCACCTTGAGTAGTCCTAGCTTTAGTGTCACTAAGGTTTTTTGATTTATTTACAACGTCTTTTACAGCGTCTGCTTTTCCTTGCTCATAAAAATGAGCGGCAATTTTATCTACATTTTCAGCAGCATACATGGCCTTGTGATAACCATTAACGTCTTTAACATTACCAGATTCATCTAGGAACTTCCCAACGAGGTTTGTTATATTAGACTGGTTTTCTGCAACTTTATCTTTGTTTTGAATATTATACTTGTACTTCTTTTCACCAACGTTGATATCAAAACCTTTGAAATCATTGCTAAAAAGCTTTCTTGTATTGTCTTTAAACAAATCATGTTGTTGCTTAGCTTGTTCTTGCTCCTTGTTATATCTATTGAAAAAGTCCATAGCTTTTTGTTGTTCCTGAGTAACGCCCGGTCTCAACTTGATCTCGTCGTAATATTTACTCTTAGTTTCCTCTAAAAAGTTTTTGGCTTTTGCAACTTCTTCTTTAAACGCAAGCTTCTTTTTGCGTATATCTCTTTCCTCATCTACATCTTCATCATATACAAAATCTTCTAACAGAAGATCTAAATCTGAATTATCTAAATAAGGTTTATTTTTTTTATAATACTCTTTTATTAAAGTGACATCGTCTACAGTAGAGTAGTCAGCGTTTAATCTAGTGTAGTCTTCTATTGTTCCACCTGTTTCTTCCATAAAAGAAACTAGCTTTTCAATATTTTCAGGTAATGGTTTACCTAATATTTTTTCATCTCTTATAGCTTCTTTAACTTCGGCTTCTACTTGTTTAACTTCAGCTTCAGTTACTTCTTGGATCGGAGAAAACCCTTCAGTAGTCTCGTTGGACTCTGGTAAAGATTCTTCCACCTTGTCGCTATTTCCGGATGATGTATCTCCAGGTACTTTTTCTGTTTCTCCGATTTGAATGGCATCTTCCTCTTGTTTTGGTATTTCAACTTTTACTACATCTGGTTGTATTTCACCTGTAGCTTCTGGTTTTGTTAAATCTACTTTAACAGGTTCGTTTTTATTGTTACCTAGATTTTTAGGTTTAGTTTTTTTAATTTTAAATTCACCTTCTTGTTTAACAGGTGCATCTGTTTTTATTTCTGACATAATATAATATAATTAAATAATTAAATAACGTTTACATAAAAGCGTTAACGTCTTCTTGTTGTTCAAAGTTTATTGGTAAGCCATCATTTTTACGCTGACTTATCATTTCACTTTGCTGCGTACCTTCCATCTTTATACGCTGATCTTTTCTATTTTCTTTTTCTTGATTACTTTGATTGTTAGATTGACCCTGCATTTGAGCTAATCTTAAATCAAATTGATGCTGTATTTGCATTTTTTGTTGATCAAGCTTAGCCTGAACTTCCATTTTTTGTATTTCCATTTGTGTTCTAGCCTGTTCATACTGAACCTTAGAGCCACTAATAGCCTCTTGTTTTTGTACTTCGGCCATTGCTGTTTTCTCAGCAGTAGAAGCTTGCGCATCTGCTTGAGCTTGTATGTTAGACTGTTGAACTTGAATATCTCTAGCTTCTTTTATCTTACGCTTAACTTTAAGCATTTGATTAGCTAGTTTAATATTTTTTATTTGTCTAACGTCTATAGCATCATCTAGTTGTATACCGCCATTTTGTAAGGCAACTTGTATATTTTGCTCTAGCTTAGCCTCTTCTTCTTCGTCTGGTTCTAGTTCTAAGAATATGCCAAAATCGTGAAGATTTAAATTTACTATTTCTTGAAGCGTTTTAACATTAAAGTTGGATATAGAATTTTTTAAAGATTCAGCTGTCAAAGGAAACGCTAAAGCATCTGCTACTTTTAAAGATATATTTTCAGCCATTCTAAGAGTTAAATATAAACTAGCTTGATTTATATGTTTTGTAGCGGTGTTAGAAGCGTTAGCGGCTAGTTTCTGTAAACCTACTAATGTGTTTCTGTCTGGCAAACTACCATCTCTTGCTTCGTTTAGCCCTGTTACATCTCGTATCATTTGTAAATAGTATTGATACGTTGTAATTAAGCTTTGAATTTTTGCGCCACCATTACTACTCTGCAACTCTTGAATTGGTACTTTACCTCTATTGATTTCACCATCTTGAGTAAGTGATCTACCTACAATAGAACCTGTTTGAAAATACATGTTTAAAGCTTCTGCTGGATTGTAGTTAGTTCCATTACCAAGATCAACTTCAGCTAGTCCGTCCATGTCTAAGTAAACACCATCTGGCACCATGCGAGATAATACTTGTTGCAATTTTAAATGCGTGAGTTGTATCATGTCTGCAAAACCTACACATTTACTAACTAAAGATTCTATTCTACCTTTGTATATTCTGGGTGCACAAATAGAATAATTCATTTCAACTTTTGTAGTGTCAGACATAGGTCTTGACATATTCTTTGCTAATTCCCACTTTAGCATTGTGTCTGTTCCTAAAACTTTAGCTCCGCTATACAAGACCTCTATAGATCTTGAAACTCTTTCAAACATATCATTTTCAGGCGGATTAAAAGTATCAGGCTTTTCAATAGCTTTCATTAATCCTTGATCTGTTTGTTTTATTTTAAAAACTTGATCATTATATGTTTTGTAATCAAAGTACAAAACCTGTACAGTGTTTTCATCATATCCACCCCAACCAGTTATATACTGTCTATTGCCTGGCATTTTCTGTATACGCTCTAATTCTTTTTCAGATATATTTGGAAATTCTTTTTTAAGCTCTGGTATAGTTATAGATTTTATTTCACCAACATAATATATGTCTTCAAAGTTTGGATCTTCTGTGTAAGAATAAACTAAATAAGCTGGATCTACGTAGTCCACTTTAATACCATTAGACGTATTAAAGTTGGTTTTACACGCGGCAATACCTATAGTAACTAGATCCATATTTAATCTACGTCTAGTAAGATTGTACTTATTTTGAGCCATTACCGTAGATATAGCTTCTTCTTCAGCTATTTCAATAGCTTGCTTATACTTTAACTGCATGTGAAGTTGAAGCTCTTCTTCTGATTCCGGTATTAAAGAAGGATCTGCTGTTTGATATAAATCAATGCCTAGAGTATTTTTAATATTTTCTATATACTCTTTAGATATCATGTCTTCATATATCTTAGAAGCATATTCAGTTCTTTTTTTAACAGACTCAGGATCTTGAGCGTAAGCCTTTACTTCGTATGCTTTTTGTGATATACCGTTAACTACTATATCAACAAACTTAGACAAAATAGGTACTGGTTTCCAGTCTAAGTTAAGATAAGACAAATCACCGTTTATAGACAATTCATCTTTATATTTTTGTATAGGTTGCTCGCCCCTAGCATATAATCTCAAAGAGTGGTAATTATTCCAGTTTGTTAAATACCTATTACCATTAGTTCTACCAGATTTAAACCACTCGTATTCAATAGCCATTGCAACCTGACTACCATATTCTATGGTACTTTTTTCAGCATTGCTAACGACTTGACTAGGAAACGCGCTATTTGAATTAGTATATATATTCATTAATTTATTATTTTTGATATAGTACCTTTATTGTCGTATCTTTTTATTCCAAGATCAACTGGTTCTAACTTAATTTTATTAACTGGAGAATACCTATGCTTGTTACAAGCCATTAGAGCTAGACCAGAACTTATAGAAGCATCATGTTTTGTTCTATTATTTATGTTAAATTTAGCCCAATCTTCTAGCGTTTGTTGAAAATACATATTACCATACCCAGACTCTTTTAAGCCTACAAATGTTTCTATGTAAGTTTCAATAGCAGAAGCGTGAGCTTGCTTTATATCTTCACTTGAATTTGGTATACCGCCTAACTCTCTTTCTGTTATAGATAATTTACTGTATTTTTTATCAGGTCTATTCATGCAGAAACCTCTATAACCTCTTTTTTTAAAATAATAAAGTATTCTAGGTTTATTGTTTTCTATTAAAATAGGCATACCGTAAAAAGCACAAGCCATAAGTACATCTTCAAAAAATATTTCAGCTGTTTGAGGTCTAGCTATATACTCTAAAAAAAATTGATTTAAAGGCGCGTCTTCCATAGAAAACTTAGTAAGGCCATGCAAAGAACCTTTTGAACCTCTTTTATCTACCGTGCCTGAGATATCATATGGGTCACAACCAAAAGCGCCTATATGTTCATTGCCTGGAAAATAAGAATTATTTTTTCTATATTTTTTATTTTGCAAATGTGCTGGTGGAACCCAACTAATTTTAAATCTTCCGCTGTTGTTGGGAACAAAAATAACATTAGTATCTTTCTCAGAGTTCTGCCATTGAAAACTTCCCTGCGTTATGTTGAGCGAGTTTTTTAAATCTTCATTGAAATCTATTTGTTCGTAGATTTTAGTTAAATTAAAAAGAGACTCTTTAGATTCATCTCTAAAAGCATGCTTGGTTGTTCTTGGAAATTGCCTGTAAAATTCATTTAAAGCGTCTTGATCTTGCTTTAATCCAGCCACTTCGTTGTCCCAATACTCTATAACACCTTGCTCAATTGTCTCGCCTTGCGGTCCGCTAATTTTTCTGCCTGGGGTGTCGAATACAGGTAGGCCATAAGAATCGATGTATCCTTCGTAATTCCATTCCATAGGTATGAACAAGCTATATAGTCCAGAGCGAGTTTGTCCATTTGCATTTCTTTGAGTAACGTCTGAGTCATTATATAATTTTTTAAAATTATCACCGCCTTTGTCTAATGAGTTGCTAGTTGAACCCATCATACATTTACCTATAATTCTACTACCTAATCGTAAACAGGTTTTCGTGACACGCCAGTTGTTGAGGATGTTCGTCGGGCGCTCCCATTTACCGCTTTCATCGTGGACGAGTAGTTTGAGTTTCTCACCGTCGTACGAGTTGTCACCGGTATTCTTCCAGTCGATCGTGGTGTCGAGGCCGTCGAGCTCACGTAACGTCTCGTTGGTCTCGAGTTTCTTACGGGTGAATTTACTGGCTGGTACGCGATAGGCAAGCTCTGTCTTTGGTCTGTCCATACCGTCCTGTATTGGTTTGAAAAAGAAGGGGTAATTAACCGATATCGGTACCACCTTGTCTGTAAACATCTTCTTCGCATCAGGTCCAGACTTTGATAGTATTCCAAACCTAGAGTCGCTTGATATGGTTGCCATATTAACGCACTCCCCGGACGCCATAAATGAGAATCCAGATCGTCTATTTTTAAGATAGCACATTCCGTAAGACCTGTGATCGGCCTTACAAGCTTCCCAGAATATGTAGAATAATCTGTTTGACTCGCGGAAGTCAGGTTGACCGACATCAATTTTACTCCACTGCAAGTACATATAGTGAGTACCAGTAATGTAAGTAGCCAGACCCTTATTATAGAACCAAAAGCCTTGTTCTCTTTTATTAAATTCACTATCGATGTAATCATACCATTTTTCTTTAAAGTCCAATGGGTATTCCTCCCAATCAAATACAGACTTTATTTTTTTCAATACTTTAGGATACTCAGAATATTCCCATGTGTTTGAATCAAATTTTTCTACGTTAAACTTTTCAGGTAAAGCTATTTTTAAGTTCTGTATTTCATATACTTCACCTATTTTACCTGTCTTAGATATAACAACTATGTCGTGTTCTTTGTTATATCCATACTCCCATTTTTTATACCTATTAGTTCTTTTTAAAACTTTAGGCTTTATGTGGTCTTTTAAAACTTTATATAAACTTTGCTCGTACATTATGTTGATCTGCCTTCTGCAAAACCTTTAAAAGTTCTTTCTTTAACTTCTTTAGGTTTTTCGTTTAATAAGTTTTCTTCTTCTTCAATGCGATTAAGTATTTCAAAGGCATCGAATATAGCTAGCTTTTTTGTAGCCGCTGCGTTCTTAAGTCTGTCAGCTGATATGTCATCGTCTGAATCAACAATAGCTTCTTTAGCTACCTTAATTAACTCCTCAACTGCTCTCTGCCCAGCTTGGATTATATTCTTCTTCGTTTCCTTGGTGTTCATACTTAATTACAATATCATTAGATTTCATACAGTAAAGTCTTTTCCCTTCAACTAAAAACTCCCATTCACCGTTAGGCGTATAGCCGACTAGGTCTCCTGGGTTTATTTTTAGCGCTTCTAAGGACTTATTACCATATTTTAATATACCAATAAGTTCACGCTCTTTATCAAGCGTTAGATAATCATTACTTTTTATAGGTGTTATAAAACATCTGTCACCAACAGTGTTCCAACCTTTTTTATTTCTATATAAATAAACCTGGTCAAGGTTACAGAAATACAAATCATTTTCAAAATAAGATCTGCTTTTCTTTTTTTTACCTTTCATATCGTAAAAGGTTCTAAACACGTTTTGGTGTATAACTACTTTATCACCTTTTTTTATACCAGATTTAAAAGCTAATGGTGTTTCAATAACTTCAGCTAATCGGTTTACAAATTTCCAGTTTTCAATTTTAGTATTGACAACTATATCTTTACCTGCTATCTCGACTGTGTTCTTGTATTTGTCACCGATAGGCTTTACAATAAAATCGTACAAGCTCTTCATTAGTACTCTAAATCATACTCAACAGATACAGCCATGTTAGAATTAAATTTCTTCCACGGCAATACTTCATCGTTTTTCTTTATATGAATATTATAAGATCCATCAGCTTCACTAAATAAAATGTAAGCTATTTCGTGACCTCCGTAAACTTGCTGACCTACAGAGTAATGCATAGCGTCGTTTTTATAATCAGAACCTATACTGATTTTTCTTATAACAGAATCCATTATGCTTCTTCAGTTATTTCAGTATATTCACCAGTTTCAAGGTCAATAGATATTTTACCGTAAGCTTCTTCTAAAGTTTTCTTTTCTTTAGCTAAGCTTTCGTTTACTTCTGCAACTTTGTGCAATAAAGCGTGTTTCTGTGTTTCTAAAATACCTATTTCAGAAATCACTTTATCTAAGTCTTTTTTAATAGAAGTTACAGCTTCTAATTCTTCTTGTTTAATTTTTGCCATTTGATTTAATTTAATTTAATTGTTATATTTATATAGTTACTTGTATATAAGTTATTTACCTGCAATTATGTCAGTAACGGTTGTTGAATCAGATAAAACATAATCTACAACCACCGGAAACCACTCTCCTTGTGGTGGATTTACAAAAATCTGAGCTTGAGCGATGCCAGGTAATCCAGGTGACGCTACAACTCTAAACACTGCGTTTTGAGCAGTAGGGCTTTGATTCACAGTTACTGTATCTCCATTTTTATATCCTGTTCCAGGATCATTTATTGTAATAGATGTTATAACTTGAGTAACCGTGTCAGCAACTATGTCTACTTTCAAACCAGAAGAACCAGTGCTTCCACCTAAAGTAGGTACTGCTGTCGCTGTTGTGTATCCTGAACCCATAGATCCAGCAACACCTATTGACGATAATCCTGTTACAACACTTGGCCCTACTCTTCCAGCTGGAATTACCTGAATACTACTACCAGGCGGGGTTGATCCTATGTATAATACGGAACCATTTAAAGAATCTGCCGCCGTTAAAGATGCTGCAGCCACAGGCGATACGGGCTGTATGTCATTTGTTATAAAATCAGGTTGATTTGCGTATTGTCCCATTTTTATTTATTTTTTATAATTTGTTTTGTTTTTTCCCAGCTACGACCTACAAAATATGCACCGTATACTGTTACTAATAATGTTTGAAATATTGGTATATATTCTTCAGCTATTTTAAACTGACCTATGTTGCCATCAAAAAAAGCACAAGCAGTGAATATAACTGTCAAGTATATAAGCACCATTGGTCTTATGTTTTTAGATAGTTTACTATCTGATGTCATATCAGCAGCCCAACGAGCACTTACTTGTTCTTGTGCTTCAGTGTCGGCTTTTTGTAGTATTTCTGTTATTAATCTTTGTGCTTCTAGCTTTTCTTCTTTAGTAGTTGTTAAGTTGTCTAAAACTTCACCAACTTCTTTTATCACATTGCCAGTAAGCCATTGCCATAATTTTTTCATATTTTAATCGTCAAAATAACCAGTGTCAACGCTTGTGTTAGCAGAGGTAACAACCTTGCCGGTTCTGCCTCCTCCAGTTTTATCACCGTCTAGCATTCTACTGTATAAAGTATCGTAAGATTCGTTATACCTTTGCTCCATTTCTGGCGTTGCAAATTTTCCAGATTTAGCAACAGCTCTTTGCTTGTTAGCTAATGCTAGTGCAGCTAGTTTTTCTTGTTCTAATCTAGCAGGATCATTGTGAGTTGAAAAGTTTTCTCTAGCAGTCGCTATAGCGTCTTTATAGTTTTTGTTTATATAACCCATTCCATAGTTTTGACCTAAATCAAAATCATTTTTATTTATTATACCAAGAACTTTACCTTGCTCTGCTTGCCTGTTTCTTGTATCAGTGTCTACAAGTCCCGCAGAACCACCTTGGTTATATTGCCCATCAATTTTTCTAACAGGCATAACACCAGCGGCTTCATTATCTCGCATTCTTTGTATAATGTTTTTTGATTTACGTTGATTATCACTAAAATCATAGTTTTGACTATAACCTTTTGCGCTAAAATCGCTAGCAGTACCCATACCACTTACAATACCTTGATATTCTTTTTTAGGTGGTGGTGGAGTATCATCTGGTTTAAAACTAGTTTCAATTCTATCGCGCTCGTCGAAATCTCCAATAAACTGGTCTGCAAAATCCGGGTGAATAATGTCAGCTTCGACTAAAACACTCCCTGGAACTCCTTTAAATCTCTTTTTTATACCTTCTAGGTATATATCGTCGGGTTCGGTAGTTGGTGTTGGATTTTCGACAGTTGGAATATCTATATCAAAATCTGCTCTTTCTCTTATATTAGTATCAGTAAAAGTACCTGGTATATTGTTTTCTTTACCTCTTCTAGTTGTTACATTTCTACTTATTTCTCTATAATCGGTATCTTTAAAACCAGTTCCTCCTTCGCTCTTAATGTGCTCTGTAGGATCACCGTGAAAAAGAAACGCAGAGTTTCCAGTGTGTTTTAATTTAAATGCCATAGTTTATTTTTTATTTTTTCATGTCATTGGCTCCTTCGCCGTCTACTGCAAACTCAGGTACCATTTTTCCGTCTGGTCCTTTTACCATAGGCATTTTCTTCTGCGCAGGTGAGTGACCCATCTTCATTGCTGATTTTTGAGCTGTTTCGTCAATAACATCGCCACCGTATTTTATATCAGGATTACTACCTAATCTAGAGTGGTGAGCGTGTTTAGACATCCAAGATCCTTTCATTTGAGCTGGACTGTGATTCATTTTATTTGGGCTATAGTTCATTTCTGCTGGGCTGTGACCCATCTCGGCAGGGCTATGCCCCATTTCAGGTCCTCCTTTTTTATTTTTTCCGGCGTCAGGGCCGTATCCAAATCCTTTAGGCATAATATTAGTTTTTATGAATTTTTATAAGCCTCATCTTCCCAAGGTAACTTAGCATTACCTTCGTCCATTTTAGCTCGTGAATATTTTTTACCTTTCCAGTACACGTAATCATCATCATAATCAAGATCACCATTTTTCATTTGATCTATGTGAACCATTTCGTGATCTATAACATCTTGTGTTCTAGAAGGGCAAACATCTTTGTTTATTATAATAGTTAAATTGTTATTAGCTTTACCCATAACATCGTCTTCCATGCTTACGTGGTAAACCGGAGTACTCATTACTTTTTTATCGTACGGAGAGTTTGTTAATTTAAAAGCCATATGGTTATTTGTATGGAAACATTTTATTTAATGCTCCTTTTCTGGCTTCACAACCGCAAGGGATGTTTAACCCCTTGCTAATTGTGTCTACCATTTTTTTGATACCAGTGGCTTTTGTAAACTTTTCTATGTCGTCTCCTAAACCTGTTGATCTCATAATTACGCGCTGTATGTACAGGTTTTAAACTGATTGTATATAGCTGGTTGTGTAACTAAAATACTACCTTTTTGACCTGATTGAGCAGCTGGTGCTTGCAATACAGTTACTGGTGGTACTAAAGTTGAAACAACTCCTCCTGGATTTGCTACTAAAGCAGCGTTTACAGCGTCAGCTAATTGCTTCTCTCTAGTTGCAGCTGTAAATCCTGTAGAACCATCTACTGGAGCATCAACAACAATTGCATATGTTCCTGGAGTTCCGCTGTTCATGGTTATGGTTGCAGTTGTTATAGCTGATGAAGTAGCGCCTGATGATGCTACACCAACTCCTGCTATACCATCTATTGGTATTAATGTTTCAATGCCGTCACCTTCTACAGGTCCTGCTTTTACTTTTAAAAATTTTGCCATTTTTGTTAGTGTTAATGTTAGTGTTAGTGTTATTTGTTTGACTGGGTTTTACAGATCCCTACTGTTTATTTCATACAATGACCTTCTAGCGGACTGTCTTCGTCTTTTTCTAATTTAGCTGGTGATCCATGATGTTTTTTATCATACTTCATATCACCCGCTAGTTTTGAAATGTGCTTTTCATCAGCAGTCATTTTTTTGTCACTGTGTCCGTGGTGATCATCATAAAGCACATCTCGCTTTAAATAATCAATATGCGCAGCGTCATCTCTTTCTGCGGCTTTATAGTTTTCACTCGTAACACGAGTATGTGCATGATCCATGCAGCATCTTGCATTACCTGTGTATTTTCCGTAATGTCCTTTTGAGTATCCCATTTTTTATGATAGATTTAAAGATTTAAATTTTAATTGTTTTTCTACATCAGTAGATTTTTTGCCCTCAGGAGTATTAAGCCAATCGTTATATTTTTTAACATCTTCAGGATTGTTTTGTCTTAAGCTTTGCATGGCCTGATATTGATCTAATTTTCTCTGCATATCTGCATCTGCTTTGTCTTGAAATCCTTTTTGTCTTCCTTTTATTTTTTCAGTTTCTAACTCAAACTTGCTTATTTTTTTTGGATTATCAACACTGATTTTTTTATTTGGATCGAAATTAGGATTATCAGCCATTGGTTCTGTTAACTTATTGTCTTTAACTCGCTTTTCTCTCCTTGTTTTTCTTTTCGCTCTCTTATCAAGTCTTCTGCCTAGTCTGTCAGCTTGAGTTTGAGGATCTTTTAATCCTTCAATAGCAGCTAGAGTTCCTTTAGTAATACCATCAAACATGTTTTGAAGAGACGCTCTAGTTGAAACATAACCAGACTCTGTTCCGTAATCTGTATAGTCTACCATTGTTAAAGGAGTTTCTTTTTTTTCTTCTTTTTTAGCAATTTCTTTAACTAAATTAGGCGGCAAGTTATCCTCTTGCTTTTGTGTTAATGATATTGGGTTTTTGCTTAAAAAACTTTTACTAAAAGGTGAACTCATATTATTTTCTTTTACAGCCAAAGTTCTTGGCATAGTTAGCCATCTTTACGACAGAAGAACTATACTTGTCTTTTGACTTCATTACAGCGCTAGCAGCAGCACACGTTGATTTACCTGGCATATTTTTCTTTACCCAAGCAGTAAACTTACCTTTGTTTTCCTCTTTTATTTCAGGAAAATCTTCTTTTTTTAAAAATGGTGATCCGTACATAATTACATTTTTTTAGCAACCTCTGTAATAGGCATTCCTTTATAGTATGTTTTAGCTTTTAAAACTTGCATACCAGTAATTCCAGAACTAGAACCTACACCGTGAGGTCTTCCAGTTTGATCTAATGGTCCGTCCCATATTGTGTTTTCACCTACAACTCCGTGAACGTTTTTTGACGCCATTGTTGCGTTGTAATTGTCATCTGTTTTATGCATAACTTATTTTTTATTTTTATATTTACACGCTCTTTTCGCAAGCGCACTACCCATTGAATTTTGTCTATCAAATAAAGAACCAAAAGTTCCGCCTATAGCTCCTTGGGCTTGTAGTCCAAAAGGGTTGACAAGACTAGAAGTAGGTTCAGGCATGCTATTAATAGTGTCATCTACTTGAGATTCATTTAGATCTATCATGCCTCTTCTTCTTCTTCTTTCTGAATCACTACCTGCTTTTCCTAATTCTTCTCCTTCACCTAATACATACCTACGTTGCGTGCCATAATTTTCACTAGTCCTTCCACTTGTTTTATCGTAAAGAAGATTACCATCGCCTTCGTAATTTTCAAATCCTTTAGCAGCAATGTCACCATATTTAGAAAAACCTAAAGATTGAATATTAGAAGCATTTAAATCTCCAGCTTGAGCCGCGGCTTTCATAGCGGCTTGTTTTGCCCCAAGCGCCCGCATGCCTTTTGAAAAATCAGCTGAACGCAAACCGTCTAAGGCACTAGTATTAATATTGCCTCCTAAGTCTCCTCCAAAACTTCCTATGTTTAAACTCCCTAAGGGCATTATCATTTTTAAAGGACTATTGCTCATCTGTTTTTATCTTTATTCACATTATAAATAGCTTTTGTCATAACTTTATCAGTGTACGTGTCGCCATTAATTATTTTATTTCTTCTACCTGTGTTTATATCTTCTTCTCCAAGCATAACTTTATATATTCTAGTTATAAGCTGCTTACCTTTAAAAGATACTTTATATATATGGTACTTTTGAGTTGTTCTGTTTCTGTGTCTCCACACAACTATCCAACCTTCTTTTAATAGTCTATTCCATCGGCGGTTGTCCCAGCTGTAAGAATAAACCCCCATCTCAAAATCTTTTTTAGTAAAAAAATCTATACAATCAAGATATATAAGAAGTTCTAGATCTGCATCGTTTAAATCATTATTTCTACAAGCCCATTTTCTTATAATGCGGTAGTGTTTCAAGAGGTTTAGTTCTCTGATGTCACTAGCGTCTAATCTCATAATACAACGACTATATCACCTGACTTTATAACGTGATAAGATTGTTTATCAACTTCTATTTTGTGACCAGCGTGTCGATCAAAATATATTACATCTCTTGGTTTAACACCTGCTACTTCACTTCCTGCAGAAACTACGGTAGCTTTAATGTAGCGTATGTCGTCTCTTTGGTTTTCAGCAAGAAGTAGACCACCTTCTGTTTTAGTAGTACCCTCTCTTGCTTTGTTTATTATTAAGTTTCTACCTATTGCTTTCATCAACTCTTAAATTATTAATTACACAATCAGTAGATAATATTGTTGTTGCTACAGAGGCTGCATTTTGAAGAGCGCTCTTGGTGACGAGTAGTGGATCTATTATACCCGACTCGATCATATTTACCATTTTTCCTGTAACCACATTGTAGCCTTGTCCTTTGATAGTTGGTGTTTTTAAGTTGTCAACACCAGCGTTTTCAAGTATAGTTTTAAAAGGTGCTTTAATAGCTTCTAATAAAACTGTTTCGCCTTTAGACTTAGCTGTTATATTTGTTGCAGCGTTTAATAGAGCAATACCACCACCAGGAACAATCCCTTCTTTAATAGCAGCTTTAGTAGCACAGATAGCATCTTCTACTCTATCTGTTTTTTCTTTTAATTCTATTTCTGAATTAGCACCTACTTTTACAATAGCTATTTTAGCAGACAGCATTGCTAATCTTTTTTCTAACTTTATAATTTTGTTAGAGTTTTTTTCTTTTAAAAGCTTTTTATTTATTTCTTTAATAACGCTTTTAACTTCCTTGTTTGAGTCTTCTATTTGTAATATAGTTTCTTGATGCGATGTAACACTTTTTAAGCATGCACCTAAATAATCCAAGGTTATCATATCCATGTCGTCACCAAGATCTTCGTTTACAATAGTAGCACCTGTTAGTAATGAAAGATCTTGAAGCATCTGTTGTTTGTTAACTCCGTATGTTGGAGCATCAATAACGTTTACTTTTATATTACCTTTCATTTTATTCATAGCTAGAGCTGATAAAACACCCTGTTCTAAATCGCCTATAATAAGCAAGGGTTTATTGTTTTTTATTACGTGCTCTAGCACCGACTGTATTTGTCTTATTGTTTCAACCGGTGACTCAAGTATTAATACTAGAGGATTTTCTAGTTCTGCGGTCTTACTAGCTTGATTAGTTATAAAGTGAGAGTTTTTTAAACCTTTATCATATTGCACACCATCTATAACTTCTACTTTAGTATCGCCTTCAGTTGTTTCAAGCATAACAACGCCTGTATTATCTACGGCTCTAAAAGCATCTGCTATAAGTTTACCAAGCGCAGGTTCGTTGTTTGTAGATATAGTAGCTATGTTGTCTATCATATCGCCTTCTACGTCTACTTTAAGTAGCTTTAAATAACTAACTACTTTATCAACTGCTGAGTTAATACCTTCTTTTAACTCTCTTGCGTTTGTTTTATCAACTACTTTGTAAGCTTCTTCAAGTATTGCATGGGCAAGTACTGTGGCTGTAGTTGTGCCGTCGCCAGCTTCTTGCACTGTTTTGCGCGCTGCTTCTTTCAGAAGCGTGGCGCCCATATTCTCTACAGGATCTCGCAGTATAATAGAATCTGCGACTGTAACTCCGTCTTTTGTAATAACAGGTCTACCTGTATTATCTTCAAGTATAACGCATTTGCCGCTAGCCCCGAGCGTGGAGCTAACAGCTTGCGTTAGTTTTTCAATTCCTTTAAATACATTATCTCTGGCTTCAATACCAAAGTTAAGGTTCTTGACTATTGCGTCTGACATATTTGATTAAATTAAATTTAAGTGTATTGGTTTTATTCAAAGGTTTTAACTACCTTAGGTCCTTTTAAGTAATCTAGCTTTTTAGCGTAATGTTCTACTGAACTATCAATTGCTTGTTCGGCGCCTTCTATAGTTTCACGTCTTGTAACGTCGGCCCACTCATCTTCTAGAGTATGGTGTTCGGTTTGATAAAAGCCATTTGGTAATTGCACTATACGCCAGTTTTTCTTTTCGGCTACATGCTCCCATAATTTTCTGGTTTCATCGGATACTTGTGGTTGACTAGACCACGAACTAGTCTGGTAATAAATTGTCATTGGTTTTGGTTTTAATTGTTATTATTGGTTTGCACTTTCCCGTGCCGGGTATATTTTATATACTCACTTGGTTTTGGTGATTTTTACTATGTCTGCTGATTTAGTATATACCATTCTGTTCCATCGCTCCAGAATTTTATACTTTGATACTTGCCTGTTATTGTTTTACTTGTAACACCGTTTATGAATCCAGCGCCAGATACAGTAAAATCAACAGATCTAGCGGCACTAAAAGTACCGTCAGTTAAATACTCTACTAATCTGTTAGACATAACAGGAGTAGAGGTATCACCAGCTTCAGGTAGAGTTATACTGTAACCACCGTCCGCACCTGTCCACGTTAGCTTTGTAAATCTAGCAATATTAGGGCCTTCAAAACTTGAGCCTCCAGCAGAGCAAGTTAATGTTGAACTTGGTTGATAGGCGGCACCGTTTTGAAAAGCATTCGCTGGTGTTTTATATACTAAACCATTAGGTTGTATAACTAAAAGCTCATAATTAAAAGAGCTGTTTGCAGTTGTAAAATTAGAAGGATATTGAGCTAATCTTATTTGACTAGTATTCATTACTTCAAAAGCATTTTTTCTATTTGCGTTTGAAAATCCTGAACCTACTATAAACTTAGTATTTGTATTAGAAACATTGTATCTACCCACTACAACTTGATTAGCGCCTGCTACATTTAAGTTAGATCCTAGAGCCATACCTGCAGAGCCAACACCTGTTATGTCGTTATCAAAGCCACCAAGTATTGCACCGCCTGTTGCACCAGCTGCAATCGTATTATTATGACCTGCACCTATAAAACTAGCAATGCCTGACGCTGAATTTGCATAACCGCCTATTAAAGCGCTATGTTCTCCAATAGCCGAATTAGTGGCAAACGTAGTTGTATTGACCGTTGATATATTGGTTGCATAGTTGCTAGCTATACCGCTATCTGAACCTATTTTTATAGAATACTTAGTGTTAGCATTGTTGTTTCCTTGAGCTCCTCGTCCTATAGCTATATTATGCCCCGCGCTAGTAAAGCCATTGTTAGATCCAAAAAAAGCATTTTGACCTATACCAATGTCATCGCTGCTTACACCTTTTATTGATTTACCAGAGCCTTGTCCTATAAAGGTAGAATTGTTAATGCTTGTGGCTGTAGAATTTTGCAGCGCTTGAGCGCCTAATAGTATATTTCTTTGAAAAGATCCTGTAAGAGTGTTTGAATTACCTGCCCCTTTACCTATTACAACATTACCAAATATACCCGTTGATGTTGTGTTTTGAAGGTTTGTACTTCCTATAACAACATTATCTTCTTGCACGTTAGCTATGTTTAACGCATTAAAGCCTAGAGCTATATTATTATCTGTGGTAACTACTTCTAAAGCTTTTTTGCCAATCGCAATATTGTTTTTGCCTACACTAGATGATTTAAGTGTTTCACTACCTATAGCAATGTTATTTGTACCTGTTGTTAATGAGGTTAACGCGCTTACTCCTATAGCTACGTTTTCGCCTAATGTTCCAGTTGTTCCGCTTACTAAAGCGCCGTAACCAATAGCAACAGAGCTACCTAGGTTTGATTGTTCAATGACGCCGTTTACAATTAATCTTTTAGTGGTGCCATATGTGCCTCCGCCAAGAGCGAGCGCTTGTTCTACTATAGAATTTTCTATACCTGTACCACCCGTACTCCACATAGTTAAAACATTAGGCGTACCAGTTCCAGTCACAGTCCCACCGCCGTCACTAATCCACTGTAAATCACTTCCAGTAGAACTTAACACTTGACCTGCAGTACCAACAGAGCCAGTATTATCTATAATTCCTACTATTCTAGAAGGAGATTGAGTTGTAATACTAAACGCGTTAACATTACCACTGTTTATAATAACTTGGTTTGCAGAGCCAGGAGTAAATTTAACTATTGAATTAAATGTAAATGCATCAACTCCGTTATAAGTAAGTAGTGAATCACCGATAGTAGTGGATCCAGTAAAAATAGGTACTGTATTTAGCGTGCCAGATCCTGTAATACCACTTGTTGATGATACAACATACGATGCTAAATTATCTATTGTTAGGCTTTTTGTCCGATTTTTATTTGGAGCTGCTTGAGCTGAATCGGTTATAACTAAAAAGTCTCCACCGGATGGTGATATTTTTTCTGGGTAACTATATATTATTGCCATATTAAGAGTATGTTCTTATTTCTATGTATGCAAGAAATCCATCAAATAGCGAACCGTCTGATAATTTGTAATTACTTAGTGTTAACGGCGATGCTGGATTTATAAGAGTAACGATTATCTGTGTTGGATTACTTACAGTAGTGTTGCCACCAGTCACTTGTATAAAGCCATTTGTGTAATCAATGGTTGTAGCTGCTGTATAAACCCCAGGTCCTGTTCTCGCCCAAGTAACTGTTTTGCCCGTATCATTGTGTATTACTGTAGCCACTGGCGCATCGCCACTATTTTGCGATACTCTAGCTACGTAAGACGTGTAGCCTTTATTAACAAGTGTTGATATTGATCCTACTGTTGCTGTTTTGGTTGGATTACCTTCTACCGATGTATCTGATATAAGTACTAAATCGTCACTCGTTAAAGTATCTATCTTTGGATAAGAATTAATTATCGCCATTGTTTAATTTTTTTTAACTGTGTTAGTTGTAACGTCATAGGTATGCGTATGAGGTGTAGTACCTGCTCTGTCGTGTGCGCGAGCACCTGCGCTCATGCTGTTTCTTTTATGGAATTTATCGCTAAGTGTACCGTCTAGGTTTAAAAATCCGTTTTTCTTCATCATTTTTAAAGCAAATGCGCGATCACCACCGAGTTGTTCTATTAATCTAGGGATAAGCTCCCCGGGTCCTGTGAATCTAGTAGTTTCCATATTAATATATACTTACATATAAAGGCGAAAACTTACAAAGTGTGACAATAGGGTACTACTTATATACATTAGAAGGCTAATGTCACTATATAAAACTAAGGGCCATAGCAAATAGAGAGTGTTGGTGTTGAATTTTACTATTTTTTTTTTAGTTTTTTTGTAAAATCGTTTAATTTAACCCAGCCCTACGTCCATATCCCTGATCATATCATATCATTTTAACATTTAATCTGATCATATCATAATCATATTTAGGCGTTTCATTATAACTAACAAATTCATTTTAGTAATTACAAACAAAATACTTTATTAATTGGATAATAATATAAACAAAACTATGCTACTTATAAATAAATTTCAAATAAAATTAACTTACAACTTATTAACAAATAATTATATTTCATTAACATTTATAAATAACAAACTTATAATTTTAAATAACAATTCAAATATTGATATTCCAAAATTACTTACAAAAAATAATATTACTTACAAAATAATATAATAATTACAAACAAAATTAATTCTTAATTGGATAATATAATAAACTAATAAATACTAATAATAAATACATAATAACTATGCAAACTTTAAATTCAAAAAGATTTGTTGTCAGAAAATCACTTATTGGCACAAATACAATTATCAATGTCACTTTCAAAAATGGCAAAACTTACAAATATTCACATGATAAAGTATTCAATATCATGAAAAGTAAACTAGAAACTATGCCTTGTTTTCTAAAATACAAGTCATACACTTCAAGTACTTCAGTACCTGTAGTTCTAAGAGATAAAGAGGTAGTATAATACTACTTCTTTATTACTCACAGTTAAACTTGGAGTAGTACCTTTACTATAAATTAAACTAATAAATAATAATACACCTATAAATAATACTTATATGAGAAAATTCATTCACACTATAATCTTGAAAATCAGCAGCTTTAAACTCTCTGACTACATAGAAGTTGGCAGTGCACCTGATGAAACAACTTGGA